TGGTAGTGGTAGTGGTAGTGGTAGTGGTAGTGGTAGTGGTAGAGTTTAGTTTTTTGGAAGTAAATTGCGGGTAATGGTTTTTATGCTTTATTGAAATTTATACATACGAATGTGTATGTGATTGCATTAAAAACTTAATCGTTAATACATTAATAAACTCGTACAGAATTAACTAAACTTTACAAAAAAACTGTTAGGGGGAATAACCATTAATATATACTTGATCACAGCACTTTCATATTAAAAAAATAATTAAAAATAAAAATTAATTATTATTCAGTTAAAAAAACATATAAAATATATATACTTATATATAAAAATTAATATATATACTCTTTATTATTATTTTTTTGGGGTATTAACTAGGGGTATAAAATACATTAATATATTAACATTAAGCCTCAAAGTTTTTTACTATGTTTTCATAATTATTAAAAAAATACAAAATTTATAAATTATTTGTTACCCCGAGCGAAAAATAATGCTTTTATAAGTTTCATTACCTGTTACCCCAATTTTTAAATGTAACTTGAGTTACTATTACAAATTCGGTTATGCCGTTTGCAAGTCAGTATGCCATTTGAGTTATTGGTCAGTGGCTGAATTCGGGTGTTGGCGGTGGGCGATAGGTAGTGATTTGGTATGTGGTTATATCGGAACTGTTGGTAGTTTGGAAGAGTTAATGAACGGTAAAAGTGGTTGTATGGGTCTAGGATGGAGAGTATAGTTGTGGGTGTTGGGTAGTTATACCTGTGGTTATAAAGGAGGTCTTATGGACTACGATACTTGGTTATTTAATAGCGTTCCTGACGATGATTGGGAAGCTGAATTAGAAGCAAGACGTAAGCTGGTGGAGGAACGTCGGTGGGAGTTGGAAGATGAAAGGAACTATTATGATTAATGTACGCGATTTTGAACATCTGGTTTGGCACAAGAAGTACCCTGAGATTGTAGAGGTGTTGAATGCACATCCAGAAGTTAAGAAGCGGTTTGTTCGATATTGGGGTGAGGAAGTTAGTGTGGAACAGATGGTTAAGATTATGCCGTCGATGAACTCTAAAGAGCTGCGTGTGATATTGGTTCCGAATTACTATGGATAAACAAGATAAAGACTTATTTATTGGTTTCGCCGAAGACCACGGATATGATTTGGGTAGATTTAGTTGGGCGAAACTGAAACGTGGATATAAGTTGCGAGCGTTAATGGTAGACGTCCATGAAGCGGCTACTCTTGCGACGGACTTTATGGCATTCCATCCTGCGTATCATGTAGTCCTATGTCCTGTTGGCTTGCGAGGGTATAACTTCCTTGTGGTTAAGACTGTTGATAGGTAGCGACTAGTTTCCGATTTGGTTCCGAAATCAGTTTTATTTGGTAGCGAACTGGTTCCGAATTGAATCGGAAATTTATTTTGACTGTTTGGTTCGGATGCTGAATCAGAAAGTGGTTCTGAAGAGATAAGGAATGATGTAATAGAATAGACGAAAACACCAGCTAGAGTTATTGGATTTGTCTAGCTGGTGTTGGATATGAGGTGTATGATAGACTAGATAAAGATTTGGTCAAGGAAACGGTCCAGGATACGTTTGGCTTCTCGGCGTTTGATATCTGTAAGGACGCAACAGTCTCGGATGTAGTAGCTTGGGATAGAGATACGACGAGGTGTTGGGTCAGCAGAACGAGACTTTACGGTGTAATAGTTGTCATGCAATGCTGATGGGAGATTGGATACTGGGAACTCGATTGAGTATTTAGTGGTTTTTAGTTTCATTTTTAAGACCTTTGCGGTAATAGGCTAAATTTCGCGTATGCGGGCGTTTAGCGGGGTTAGTGTGGGTTAGGGTTAGCAACGGGCTAAATAGGGCTTGTTGGCGAAATTTAGCGGGTTGCTGGCGGTTTTGTGTGCTTTGCCCGTGTTTACCGTTGGTTCGCCCGTGTTTTGGCGGGCGAATCCGCTCGTCAAAAGGGCTGTCGCGATTTTTGTACGGCTTTCGCGATTTATTTGCAGGGCTTTCGGCGTTTTTCTGTGTAACTGCCGACGGCTTCGCTGGCAGGCTCGCATGGCGGTCCTTTGGGCGGTAACTGTGGTTATAACTGCCATAATAATCACATTAGTAACTATACAGGCGCAATAATACCACTAGTAACCATTACTAAAGTTACGATGCCATGTGTAATAGATAGACGTTATTGTTTGCGCGCTCCTATTAACAAAACCAATTGCAATGGTAATGTTAATCTAAGTAGACGAGTGTTAACAAAACGTAAAGGTAACGTAAAGCAAGTTTTACATGGCTAAAGTGTAAATTTGCTTGCATTTTGGCTAAATTTAATGTATTTACGCGCGCTCATTATATTGCCGTTTTAATTTTGAGTTACTTTTTATTGTTTACATAATATTTATAAAAGTTAACGCCATTTAACAAAGTAGGCGTTATAATACACACATTGGTTAAGCAAACAAAGCAACCAATAAAACGCAAAGGCAAACGCCTTAAATTTAAAACTTTTAATAGGAGCATTAAAAATGGCTAATACTCAAACTAAAACTGCAAAAGCAACCCGTGCAACCAAAGCAAAACAAGCTAAGGAGCAACCAAACATGGTAGCAATGCTTAACGTGCCAAACGTTGTAAACCTTTTACCCGCCCCTGTGGAGCAACCCGCAAAACCCCAAAAAGCCGAGCCTGTTATTAAAAACGGCATTAAAGCCCCAATGCGCGCCGGTAAATGTATGGCTGTTTGGCAAGCGTGTGAGGCACTGTACAAAGCAACAGGCAAAGTGCCAACGCTTAAAGAGGTAATGGCACATGAGGCGTTAGCAGGTGTTAACCCAACAAACACGCAAATAGAGTTTTATAGGTGGCGTAAGTTTGAGGGTTTAAACGGTAAATAAACCACCCCCCCTCAAACTTACCAAAAATTAAGCGGGCAAACCGCCCGCTTAATACCCAAACAAAATATTTAAAAAGGTTAATTAAAATGGCAACCGCAAAATTAATAAATAAAGTTTACCAAGCCGTTGGTGCTTTAAAACTTAAGGTAAACAATGAGCAACCCCTTAAAATGTTGCAAGCGTTTGAGGAGCAAGAGGGTGGCAATTACGGCTTAATACCCGTTTACGGCGTAAGCCTTACCCACTATATCGGCTATGAGGTTGAGGCAGTTGCCTCCGCTGTTGAGGAGTTGCCTGTTAGCTACTTTAATTTGTGCTTTAAAGAGTGCATACCTATGGGCGGTTTTAGCGCTTACCCTTTCAGCGTTGCCATTGCCATGCACGTTATTACATTGGTATTAGAGAGTGAGCTAAATACGGTTAGCGAGTTTGTTGAGTTTATGCAAAACATATTTACGCCTTTGGCATATAACGAGGTGTAACCATGCAAACTATTAATAACAAAATAATAACTCAAGCAACAGTAACCGCCTGTAATTGTGGCAAGGCACACTGTAAAACGTGCAACTGTATTATTACTAATATTAACCACAGTAATAAAACATTGCGTAAACAATTACAACAGCATTACGCGGGTAAACCCGCTTGGCATATTAATAATATGTTAACGGTTTTACACGCCATAGGCGCAAATGTTGCGGGGCTTGTAGTAACTGTTGAGTTATACGGTAAACCATACAGTATAATTTAAGGAGCAAACAATGCTTACAATTACACCCAAAAAGCCTACTTACAAAGAGGTATTGCAAACGCTCAAAACGGAGGTTAAACGCTCGGTACATATTGGGGCAGTTAAGGTTATGCCAAACGGTAGCCTTAAATGTAAAAGCCTCGCATGGCTTGCCAAAGAGTTTAAGCCGTTGTTTATGGAGTTAACCACAAAGCAACAAGCCAAACTGTTAAAAGCATTGGGCGGTAACACTTTAAAAGAGGCGTTAGAGGTTTACGCCGTTACTGTTGCAAGCGCAATATTAAACAAACAACAGCGAGCCATGCACCCCGCAAAATATGCGTTAATGCTAGAGGTTTACAAGCACACGCATAAACGTACCTTTAGTAGCTACACGTTTTACAAACAGGCTAAAGGCTGCTATAAACTCCATTGCTTTATGCAGGAGCAAACCGCAAATAAAATTTGTACGGCATACAACAAAAAGCATAAGCAGCTAAGTTATATTGCTACACCGCGCAAACGTAAAGGCGGTACTTTATACAGTGAGTATTACCACATTTTATTAGTACCAAAGCAATAATTAACACGCATACAATACCGCTTGTAATAAAATGCAAGCGGTATTATTTTGTTTGTTATAATAACGCGCGTTACAATAAATAACGTTACAAGCGGGCGTGTAGGAGCGTGGCGTATGTGCCAGCCGTTATAGTTACACGCGGTACTATGGCGGGGTATAGTTGTATATGTGAGCAGCCGCCGCGCCTTATTGCGCCCACCCAGCCGTCTCAAAATTCGGAAATAGGTCTACTTTATATTACATCTACTAACAATATATCCACACCCGAAATTTCACCCTCGAAATATTATCACCAATCCTCTTCGCCAAAAATACGCGGCGTCCCAATTTTCAGTACCACATTTACAAATCCATTACTTGTAATCCTCCCACCGCCGCCATATAATACCAACTCCTCTTATTTGTGGTTATAACAATCCCATCCATCCTTAAAGGAGTAATCTATGAATAAATACGCACGGCGTATCCCACACGGTAAAGACCATATCGATGTGTACGACGTACTAATCGTTTTTCAAGTAACCGATCCAGCCATCCAACACGCAGTCAAGAAACTCTTGGCTTGTGGTCAACGCGGACACAAAGACGCACTGGAAGATTTGCAAGAAGCCCGCCAATCAATTGACCGAGCTATTGAGATTGTTTCTACTTACGGGAGTAAGTGAATGGGAATTAATATTCGTGCCAAAGGACAGGCGGGCGAACGCGAAATTTGCCAGTTGATGGAAACACTAACCCTGCCGATTCTCGCTGCTTGTGGTTATAAAACGCCACTGAAACCGCTGTTCCAACGTAACCAGAATCAGTCTGCTGTTGGCGGATCCGATATTACAAATCCGTTTGGGTTGTGTATCGAGGTTAAACGTCAGGAAACATTGCAGGTCAATTCGTGGTGGAAGCAATGCGTTACGGCTTCAGAAGAGTTTGGCGGTGTACCGATTGTGATGTATCGCCAAAACGGTAAGCGTAAGTGGAACTTTGTAATGGAAGCGTTCTTACCTGTTACGCCTATGAAGCAAGTGTTGCGACGCGTTACTGTGGACCAAGAAGACTTTGAAAGCTGGTTTAAATACTACATTGAGACTTGGATTAAAGATGGTAAATACGAAGATTAAGCAATCAAGTGGAAGTACGCACACGCACTGTGTGGGCGAATTTGAATGTTACGATGCCGCCTTAGTACCGCCGCCGCTCAATACGAAACTGTTTGTCATTTCAAAATACGGCGTAGCGCGTATCGGGACTTTTGATCCGAATTATGACGTGGCATGGTTTCCGCTGTTGCGTATGCCGCAAACTGTAAAGCAAAGGATTAGTAATGATAAACGATAACATTCCTAATAAAATTAACGAACTTGAAAAAATGTTGGACACTGCGATCGACCATATTCACGATTGTGAAAGATATAACGGTGGACATAGTGGATATCACGCTCGTATTTTGATACGTCAGGTTCAAGAAAAACTTTGCGAATTGAAGAAAGAGTTGAAATGATAAAGGTTTATGACGCGCCGTTGGCGAATGTGAAATATGCCTATGTGGAATCACTCAAGAAATGCAAGAAGTTGTTCAAGCAGTTGGATATTCCGCTTGAACAACTCCCGGACGCTCCGTGCGCCGCTCACACGCAAACACTTGTAAACAAGCGTGTAGAGGACGGACGCACGATTACTGACGTTATGTGTATTGTTTGGATGGTTCCGACTTGCTATATTGGAATGGACATTCCTTTGTTGGTTCACGAAGCTGTTCACATTAAGCAAGAAATTGCAATCTGGATGCAAGAGGACGCATTTTCGCCTGAAACTGAAGCTTACATTGTGCAGGGTATTGTGGAAAACTTACTTCGCGAGTATAATACGCTTCGCGGTGGTTAATAGCCCTGTTTCATTTTTACTCTGATGGTGATGGACGGAAACTGGCAAGTTGGCAGACTTGCCAGTTTTTATTTGCCTACCATAATAATGAATGTTATAATTAAGGTAATTGATATTATAACACAACAATACGGGACTTGTAAACGTGAAGATTATATACTTGGAGTTTTTAATATGTCCAGAATGGCGAAACGTTATTGGATCCGGAGACAGAACGTCCTTTTAATTCGAGCTTTAAGGGTTAGTTACGGGCTTGCCGTTATTGTGTTGATGCTTGTTCACATTAACATATCAGGAACTATTATATCTCGTATTTACGAGAATAGTTCCTGGCTTGGTAAAGGTTTGATATGCTTTTTGGCAACTTCCGCTGTCCTTTTAGTTTTAGATGTGTTTGTCGAAACTCTTTGGAATAATACAAAGGAATGGCTTAAAAAGAAGTGCGAGGATTGCCATATCAAAATGATGCACTTTGATAAGTTAAACACTATTGTTAGGACTTGGTGTGCTTTTGCCACAAGATACAGACATTGGTTTTACCTACCGACAACATTTGGGTCTTTATTTATTATTCCTTTGTCCACTCACTTGAATATCCCTAGTCCGCCGATACTCAAGATATTCTACTTGTGGTTATTCCTGTGGGGTATGAGCTGTGCGTTATTGGAAGGCGCAATTAATAATGGAAAACTGGAAAATGCTTAAACGGAAAACGAAGTGGATTTTAACCACATTTCTTTACTGTTCCCTTACCAGTCTAGCATTGGCAGAGGTAAGGGAATCATTTCATGATGCTATAAAAACAGGGTCGATGGTATGGGATATACTTTATTCGTGTCTTGCTGGCGCGGCAGGTGGATTAGTTCAAACTATTCGTAACTTGCAAAATCCGCGTAAGTATAGCCAGAATCTCGCTGTTGAATTGGGTGCAAATTTGCTGATATCAAGCTTCGCTGGTATAATGACATTCCTGTTCTTCGCAGGTACAACAATGTTCAACATCAGCCCAGTAATGATGATGTTCTTTGCGTGTTGTGCTGGTGTTCTCGGCTACGAGATAATTCGTAAATATACAGATAATTTCACAAAAACGGTGGACAAGTCAAATGCTAACGAACCTCCTAACAAATAAAGTGACCGTTTATGTACTCGCAGGTGTGGTTATAGCCACATTTGCAGGCGTAACGGGCGGCTACATTGTCAACAGGCATTGGCAAGGTAAGTGGAACGAAGAAATGTTGCGGCAGCAAAAGGAAATTGTTAAACACAAGACCGAAGTTCGCAACATGGAACGTAAGTCTGTCGAGGCTGTTGCTAAGATAGACGAAGAAAAAACTGCACAATTAAAGGAAGCCCGAGATGAAATCGATACTCTTCGCAGTAAGCTGTCTAATGGTACTATCCGCTTGCGGTCATGTCCAGCCACCGCCGTGCAAGTGCGAACAACCGAAGTTAGCACCAGTTCCGGCGTGGATAACCGACCCCAAACCCAACAAGACGATGATAACCAACGAATTGGACAACATATTCTTAACATCGCCGAGCAAGCAAACATCGCAATAGGTCAGCGTGATGCTTGTGTTGCTATTTTAAAAGCTGACCGCGAAATAGGAACTCAAAATGACACAGATAAGTGAACACTTCTCATTACGCGAACTGACACGCAGTGAATCCGCTCGACGTGCTGGTATCGAAAACGTCCCTACAACAGCAGAAATGGACAACATTTACTGGACGGCGCAGCAGTTGGAGAAAATCCGCGAATACGTTGGACGTGGTATTGTTGTAACATCCTGCTTCCGTAGTGAACGTGTGAACAAATTGGTGGGCGGTAGCCCTACATCCGCACACCGCTTCGGCTTGGCTGCTGACTGTGATGCAATCGGTTTAACTTCTTTGGCATTTGCTAAAGAGTTGATTAAGATGCGTGATGCTGGTAAATTGGTATTCGACCAGTTGATTCTGGAATTTCCGGAACGCGGCGACGGTGCATGGGTTCACATTGGATTCCGCCGTAACGCACCGATGCGTAATCAAATTTTAACCGCAACCAAGAAAAACGGTAAAACCGTATATCTGCAAGGTTTGCACGTCTAATTAATAACTCCCGCGCTTAGAAGAAACCAAAATATCGGGCGCGGGCTTTCTTTTCTGCTCACTATCATGTTTAATTGCTTAAAATTTTGTGAAAGAATGCTGGAAATATCGAAAGAGAAATCCAGAGTAGCCAGTGAAAATGCAGATTTTAAAGCGTTTTCAGAAACAGAGGTAGATATTAAGAATTACGAGGGAATGCGAGACTATTACAGCAGGTCTATTGAGGAAGCGGCTGCTAAATCAGTTGACAAACGACAATAATTGTGGTTATATAAGGCTCAAAAGTACGCGGAAGAATGACATGAACAAAGTAAATCCACTTGGTGTTTTGGATAAGGACTTGTTAGCTCCTGAATTAAGCGAAGATGAGAAAGCTCTTCGTGACTTGTTCGTGCTTGAGTATGTCAAAGACTTCCATCCTGTTAACGCTTGCTTGAGAATGGGCTTGCAAGTTCCGTATGCGAACGACTGGGCTATCCGTTTTATGGAAGAGTCTTACGTCCAACAGCAAATCTCAAACGTAACAGGACGTAGACAGTTAACCGAAGAAGAGGTTAAAGCTAAGGACAAGGAACTTATCTTAACCACACTTCGTATTGCAATGCAGGACGGTCCACACGCATCCCGCGTATCTGCGGCGAAACAGATGGCTGTTATGCACGGCTTTGACCGCGCCGAGATTGAGGACGGTACTAAAGCATTGATAGACGTATTTAAGGACATTGCCGTCGGTATGGCGGTACAGGATAGACAAGATGGCAGTCAAAGTTGATACCTTGCCAAAGAGATTGGCAGCGAACACGGTTTACGCGGCAGCGGATTACGGAATTGTGGTTACAAATGCCGCAAGTGATATTATCCTAAGCCTTTACGGGCAATACTATTATCATATGTACGGTGAATATTCAACCGTACAAGAGATTTTGGCGGCTATGGCTGCCCGTAACGCGGCTGCACCCGCTGCAAATGGTGGTAGCGGAGCGGCAGGGAGCGGCGCAGGAGGTACAGGCGGCACACCAGCAGCACCCACACCCGCGCCAGCCCCTAGCGGCGTAAATATAGCCGAGTTTTACGCAGAATATCACGAGGGTTATATTGATGTCAGTACGATTCAAAAAGAGAAGAATGTTTATTTCTCTTTGGCTTTCCCTAAATCTTTTAGTAAAAAGCCCGATGTGTTTGAAATTACCGCAGAAACCACAGATAAAACTAAAAAGATTGTCATCTACACGAGTGATTTAACAAATACTGGTTTTAAAGTTTCAACTAACTATCCGGAAGCTATACGCGGTATTTTGTTCCGCGCTGGTGTATTTAAATAATGTCACAGGTATCCAAGTTAATCATTGAGCGTCAAAAAGCTCGATGGTATCCGTTAAAAGCCCACCCTGTCCAGTTGGCATTGGACAGGGCGGTTGATGATGGAATACGGTTTCCTGTGGTTCCAGCAGGTCGCCGTTCGGGTAAAACAGAACGTGCTAAAAGGTTCTTGGCACGGCAAGCGATGTATTACCCGAACGAGAAATACTTTGCGGCTGCACCGACTGTTAACCAAGCCAAGAAGATTTGGTGGGATGATTTAAAAGCCTTGACTATTTCTTGTATGCACCCGCGTCCACCGTCAGAGTCCGAGCTAAAAATCTTTTTACCTAACGGAACTGAGATTCACGTTATTGGACTGGACCAACCACAACGTATCGAGGGTATTAACTGGACTGGCGGTATTATTGACGAGATTGCGGACGTTAAAGGGTCTGCATTGCAAGAAAACATCATGCCTGCATTGAATACCGTTAATCCAACCCGCCCTTACTATCGCGCATGGTGCTGGTTCATCGGTGTACCGGACGGTCTTAATCATTACTATGATATGTACGAGTACGCTATCAAAGGTGAAGACCCAGACTATAAAGTGTTCCATTGGAAGTCTGAAGAGATTTTGCCGGAAGACGTTATTGCGGCGGCGAAGCGCACCATGTCCGCACGGCAATACAATCAAGAGTATTGCGCGTCCTTTGAGACAGCCAGTGGTCGTATTTATGAGGATTATTGCGCCGATAATTTTACTGACGCAACATTACAACCAACCGAAGAAATACATTGGATGCATGACCAAAACTTTACGCCGTTGTCATCCGCTATTGCTGTTATTCGTGACGACATTCCGTATTTTGTAGACGAGATTATTCTGGAACACGCTGTATCTCGTGAGTCTGCCAAAGAATTTGTGGAAAAATTTAAAGACCACAAGAATAAAAAGGTTTTCATTTACGGCGACCCTGCGGGACGTTCTGGCGAGAAGCACGGTCATAAATCGGACTACGACGAGATTGAAGAAGTATTGCGTTTACACGGTTGGAAGTATGAACGTCGTGTAAAACATAAACATCCAGCAATTAAAGACCGTCAAAACGCAGTACGCGCCCTTATATTGAACGCTGAAGGCAAAGTTCGCTTGTTTGTAAATACCAGCAAAGCCCCTTACTGTCACAAAGGTTTAGCCACAGTTCAGCTGAAAGAGGGTTCTAGCTTTCAAGAAGACCAAACAAACCAGTACCAACACATCACAACCGCTATCGGTTACTTTGTGGACTGGCATTGGTCTGTTAGCTCTATTAAACTCAAGTCCTCAAGGACAAAAGGAACTTAAATGTCCATTAAAAATACTCATCCTGCTTATACCGAGAAAGTTCCTGATTGGGAAGTAATGCGCGACACCTATAAAGGTTCTCGTGTGGTTAAATCTAAATCAACAAAATACTTGCCAGTAACGGCAGGTATGCTGTTGGATGGAATGAATCACGGTTGCGACGGTTTGGCTGCTTATAATAGCTATCTGTTGCGAGCGGTATTTCCTGAATACGTTAAAGAAGCTGTGGAAAACTATGTGGGTATGTTGTGGAGACGTCCCGCGACAATTAAACTTCCAAAAGGTATGGAAGGAATGAGAGATTTTGCCACACCTAGCGGCGAAAGCCTTGTGAACCTGTTACGCCGTATTAACGAGGAACAACTGATTAACGGGCGATGTGGTTTGCTGTTGGATTTACCACAGGTGACAGAAGATACCACGTTACCTTATATTGCGCTGTATGATGCAGAAGCTATTATTAACTGGGACGAAAACGTTATCGGCGAGGGACATACAGAACTTAATTTTGTTGTCCTTAACGAAACTTCCGTTAAACGTACAAACGGATTTAATTGGGAAGTTTACGAGAAGTATCGTTTACTTCTTTTGGGTGAATTGGACGAAAATGAATCTATTGGGGAAGCGGACTATAATCAAGGTGTGTTCACTCAAGACAGTACGTTTGAATATGACCCAGCAAAAATGATTACTCCTGTTTATAAGGGCGTGGCGTTGAAGCAAATCCCGTTTGTCTTTGTCAATACAAAAGACCTAACGTCGATTCCGGACGAACCGCCTTTGTTGGCGTTGGCGAATCAGTCCCTTGCAATTTACCGTGCAGAAGCGGACTACCGCCAAACCCTCTACATGATGGGTCAAGACACCCTTGTGGTTATCGGAGCTATGAACCGCGAAGAGGATGAGAAGGTGCGTATTGGTTCTGGTGCAGCCCTTTACATCGAGCAGGGTGGCGACGCTAAATTCATTGGCGTTGATGGTCGTGGTTTGCCCGAACAACGCTATGCACTGGTAAACGACCGTTTACGCGCGGAAATTCAAAGTGGTCAACTGTCAAACTCAAACGACAAAGTGGAATCCGGTATTGCCTTGCAAACACGTCTTGGCGCACAAACTTCCACACTGATGCAGATTGCCATTAGTGGCGCGGCAGCCCTTGAGAAAATCCTCAAGTTATGCGCTAAGTGGATGGGATTAGACGAAAACGAAGTTGAAGTTCATCCTAACCTTGAGTTTGCCGTTAATGATTTGGAAGGTCAAGATTTGCTGATGTATATGCAAGCTATCCAACTCGGTGCGCCGATTTCTCACGAAAGCGTCCATCGCCTTGCCTTGTCCAAAGGTTTAACCACAATGACGTATGAGGACGAGTTAATCCAAATTGAAAAAGAGATTAAAGAAGGTCGCCGCGTTACAGTTCCACAAAATGCAGGTTTGCAAGTTCCAAACCCTGCTAACGACAAACCTGTTGACAAGCCGAAGGATAGCGAGGCATAATAGCCCCGCTGTTCACAATTAATTGGAGATTCAAAAATGGCATTACAAATTATCGTAGAGACTCTGGATGATGTTGATGAAAAATACCATGACCTCTACACAGAAAAAGACGGTAAGTTCCAGCTGACTGGCGTTGAAGGTATGAAAACCCAAGCGGACATCGACCGTCTGCAGACCGCATTAACGAAAGAACGTGCGGAACACAAAACCTTGAAAGACAAAATCAAGATTTTTGACGGTCGTAAGTTTGAGGACATTCAAGCAGACCTCGACCGTATTCCAGAACTTGAAGCCGCCGCCAAAGGCGACAAAAACGTGGACGAATTGGTAGAAGTTAAACTTCGCGCTAAACTTGTTCCTGTTGAACGCGAACGCGACAAATTTGCTAAGGAGTTGGAAGAGGCGAAAGCCACTATTGGCAATTACGAAAGCGCAAGCCGTGTTCGTAAAATTCAGGACAGTATTCGTTCCGCTGTTGGCAAACAACAAGGCTTCCAAAAATCCGCCATTGAGGACGCTATTACACTGGGTGAACGCCTGTTTGAAGTTCTCGACGATGGTACTGTGGTTACACGAGACAATGTAGGCGTAACGCCTGGAATCACCGCTGAAGATTGGTTGTCAGAGCGCAAGAACGACAAACCTCACTGGTGGGGTAGTTCACAGGGCGGCGGCGCGGCAGGTAGTCGCGGTGCAGGTTCAACTGGCGACAATCCTTGGACTAATGCTGGTTGGAACTTGACTAAACAAGGTCAAATTATACGCGAAGACCCCAAACGTGCGGAACAACTTGCCCGCGCCGCTGGCACTAAAATCGGCGGTCCGAAACCCGAAGCTAAAAAATAATTGTTGACAATTTAATGCAGCTGTGTTACAGTATCTTGAATGTAGCATGGCTGCTTTATTTTTGAGTCTAGGGTCTTGAGGACGTAGACTTTAACTCCCAAATTTCAAACTAAGGATTTACAAATGACAGTCCGTATTTCTGACGTTGTTGTACCGGAAATTTTTAACCCCTACGTCCAACAACTGACCCAAGAAAAATGCCGCCTGATTCAATCTGGTGCTTTGCAACTGGACAGCGGTTTGTCCGCTGATTTGGCTGGCGGTGGTTTAACTTTCAATCGCCCGTTCTGGAACGATTTGGCTAATGAGAGTGAGAACGTCTCTACTGATGACCCGTCTCAAAAATCCACTCCTTCCAAAATTACCACAGGTAATGAAATCCAAGTTCGCATGAACCGTAACAAATCATGGTCTAGCATGGATTTGGTTGCTGACTTGGCTGGTTCTGACCCTATGGCTGCCATTGCCGACCGCGTTTCCTATTACTGGGCGCGCCGCTTGCAAGCTGCTTTCATTGCAACCATGAAAGGTGTGTTTGCCGACAATGCCACCGCTCCTACCGCCAACGAACACGTTCTGAATGACTTGACATTCGACGTGCGCGGTACAACTTACCAAGCAGGCGTAACCGACTTCAACGGTGGTTCGTTCCTGGATGCTTGCCTCACTATGGGTGACAGCATGGACCGCCTGTCTATGGTAATGGTCCACTCCGTTGTTTACAACAATATGCTCAAACGCAACCTGATTGAGTTCATCCCTGTCTCAATCAACAACCACGCCGTTCAAATTGCTCATTACTTGGGACGCCAAGTAATTGTGGACGACAGTATGCCTATGATTGAAAAAGGCGTATTCGAGTCCTGGCTGTTTGAAGCTGGTGCGGTTAAACTGGGTCACGGTATGCCCACTGTGCCAACCGAAATTGAACGTAAACCTGACGCTGGTAATGGCGGCGGTCAAGAAATCCTCTACAACCGTCAACAGTTCACCATTCACCCAGTGGGTCACGCTTACGTTGGTACTCCTGCCAAAGGCGGTCCGAGCAACGAAGCAACCGCGAACAATCTTGCACACAAAGACTCTTGGAAACGTGTGTTTCCGGAACGTAAGCAAATCAAGATTGCACGTCTGATTACCCGCGAATACAAACAATCCTAAAAACTGTGGTTATAGAGGGTTTCATCACCTTCTATAACCACAACGGAGACCGAAATGGAAAACATTATTGCCGCGTTGAAAAAATTGGACGTTTCAAATGACAACCACTGGACAGTTGATGGACAACCGCGTCTGGACACTGTCAAAATGCTCGCAGCAGACCCTTCTGTTACCCGAGACACCCTCAATGAGATTGCACCGGATTTCAACCGAGAAACCGCCGCAAACTGGGAACCGAAGCAAGAAAACGAGCAAGTTCAGACCCCGTCCGATAACGAACAAAGCACAGAAAATCAACCGCAAGAAGAACCTGTTGAAGCAGCAGGAACAAGCGGAGATGATGCTGAACAGCAACCTAAAGATGCGGAAGCCAAACCGCGCGAAGAGGTAGCTGAAACTAATCTTGAACTTTTGGAAAAAGCTCTTGCTGATGCAGAAGCTAAAACGGCAGAAAAACGCTTGGCTAAAGAACAGGCTGACGTTGCTTATTCCGCTGCTTTGCAGGAAGAGGACGCCGCCCGAATTGCTTTGGATGCTGCTAAACCGAAAACAGACGACCTGGATCCGGTACGCGGCTACTTGCAAGCGCAATCCGAGCAACGTGAAGACCTTTCCCGTGTTGTTTCCGCTTTGCGCGAAGCTGGTGTAACCCCTGAAGTTCTGCAAAAGTTAGCAGGCGTGAATCCAACGGATTTAGCCTACGCCACTAAGAAATAGGTTTATCATGTCGCTCATTGTTGAAGATGGTTCTATTGTGCCAAACGCAAATAGTTATGTTGCCCTCGTTGACGCAGATAACTATTTCAGGGCGCGGAATAACCATGTGTGGTTATCGCTGGAACAGGACGCTAAAGAAGCACTTCTGATTGCAGCAACCGACTACATAGAACTTCGCTTTGGGCGACGCTTCCTCGGAAAGAAGAAGCAGGATAATCAGCCGTTAAGTTTCCCTAGAACAGGGATTTCTTACATCACGCCAATTCCGGAAGTTCTTAAAAAAGCGTGTTTTGAGTACGCTATCCGTGCAAACAACGGTCCGCTTGTTCCAGACCCTAAGTTTGACGAATCTGGTATGGCTTTAACGGTACGTCGTAAAAAGGTTGGACCGTTGGAAACAGAAATGAGAACGCCGACAAAAGGCGTTGGTTCTCAAGTAACACTATTCAGACCCTATCCAGGTGCGGATTATTTGTTATATCCTTTGCTCGGTAGCTCTTGCGAAAACAGGTGGATTAGAAACTAATGTTGCCAGCCGAATATATGTGGGTGGAAGAAATGATTGCGGAAAACGGGCGTGAAGTAACGCTCGTTATTCCTAGCAACGAACCCGCAGACCCCGATAAACCGTGGAACGGTTTTAAAAAACAAGACACTGAAATCAAACAGATGGGTGTCTTTGTTCCGTCGTACACGGCGCAAAAGGACTTCGGTTTGTCATTAAAGGAAGAGGACTTGCTCGCTTCCTGTGAACAGTTTGTTCTATTTTCAGGTATGAACCGCCTTGTGGATGTTCGTTTTATTATTGACGATGGCGTTAAATGGCGCGTCGTATTTCTTAGCGAATTGCGTCCAGGGCAACATGAATTGTTTTACGCAGTAGGGGTGAAACGATGAACTACTTGGAAGCTCGTGATAAAATCCACGCCCCTTTTCACAGTGTTTGGAAAAAGACAGGTTACTTTGTTGTTTGGGAAGATAACTTGGCAAAGTCGCCGTCCGCAGAAACTTGCTGGGCGCGTGTAACGATTGCCCACGTTAGCGCAGGGCAAACATCACTTGGTTGTGGTAATGACAGACGGCGGTACGAAAGAATAGGGCAGTTAAACATTCAGCTTTTTGCGCCCGTCCATGAGGGTAACGTTAGACTTTATGAATTAGGGCAGCAAATAGTTGACGCGTATCAAGCAGCAAGATACGACGATATATGGTTTAGGCGCGTTTCCTTATTGGAGGCAACGCCAGAAGGTGCGTTTCAGCAGATGAATGTGAGCGCGATTTTTACTTATGAAGATATAAGGTGATTTAAATGGCAGTATGTCAATCTAATCGGTTAGACTCAAACGCCACAGGACTCCGCTACGCTGAAGAGGAATGTTTGCGTCAGTTGCCGACTCATGTCACATGGTACGGTTTGGAACCGAACTCTTACAATGATTTCGGCGGCACTATTACCACACAGGCGCGTGAACCTATTTCCGCATCCCGACAACGTGAAAAAGGCGTTGTTACAGACTTGGAAGCTTCAGGTGGTTTCCAACAAGACTTGACAATCGGTAACACTTGGCGATTGCTGCAAGGCTTTTTGTTTGCCGACGCTCGTGAACGCCCTACTACTGTGCCGCTAAATGGTGCGCCTGTTGCGCTCACAGCCGCCGCAGCCGCTGACAAAAGCGTTGGGGCTGCTGCTGGCTTAGCTGGCTTTAAAAAGGGCTATATTGTGCAATTTGGCGGCTTTGCCAAAGCAGAAAACAATGTGCGTCGTACTGTTGCGGCTGACGCCACTGCAACAAAGGTTACTTTTAGCGAAGAAGTTGTGGACGAAACTCCGCCAGCAGAAGCCTACATTAACCACGTTGGCTTCAAATTTGACGCAGGTGCGCTCACCGCCGTAATGAACGGTAAGCTGTTCCAGTTAACTGGTACTAACCTGGACAAATACGGTTTTATTCCAGGTGAATGGGTTTTCATTGGTGGCGACGAAGCAACTTCCCGCTTTACCAATAACACAGGCTTTGCCCGTATCAGTGTGGTTACAGCAACCGCAATCACTTTTGACAAAACAGACTTTGCCGCCCAAGCGGAAGTTGGTACTAATAAATCTATCGAGATTTATGTTGGTAGCATTATCCGCAACGAAGCAGAACCGTCATTAATCAAACGCCGTTCATATCAACTGGAACGCTATCTCGGCAAGGACACCGACGGCGACATGGCGGAATATCTCGTTGGCGCAGTACCTAACGAGATGACTGTCAACGTTTCGTCTGCTGACAAAGTTACCGTTGATATGTCCTTTATGGCAATGGACAACGAACAGCGTGACGGTAAAGCGGGCATGAAAGCTGGTACACGCCCTATTTCTGCACCCGAAGCCGCTTTCAATACTTCCTCAGACGTACATCGTATCAAGCTGGCTGAAGTTGTTGACGAGTCTGCGGTTAAACCGTTGTATGCGTTTGCAACAGAACTGTCCATTAGTATCAACAATAACGTATCTGCTTCTAAAGCCATTGGTACTTTGGGCGCGATTGATACGAACGCTGGTATGTTTGAAGTTGGCGGCTCGATGACCGCTTACTTTGCGGACATTAACGCGGTTAAAGCGGTTCGTAATAACGCCGACATTACTTTGGACATGATTATGCTCAAACGTAACAGCGGCATGGTTTTGGATATCCCTCTGTTGACGCTCGGAAACGGTCGTTTGACAGTGGAGAAAGACCAAGCGATTATGCTGCCGCTGGATACTAACGCCGTTAAAGGTAAATTTGGCTACACGTTGCAGATTCAACGCTTTAGCTACTTGCCAGCCATAGCGGGCGGCGTGTAAAATACGAGGACGGCGTTTGCCGTCCTTTTAACATTTTTGGAGATATCAAATGTCACTTTACAATCAATTTGGAACAGACAAAAAAGTAGAAAAAGAGGGTGTAATCCTTCAATACGGTAATACCGCTGATGGTAAACCGATTCAAATTAAAATCTGTCGTGCCGGTGGTGCAAACGTTGCTTACAACAAAGCGATGGAAGCCAAGACCAAACCTTACCGTCGCCAGTTGCAAAACGGTACTTTGGACATTGAAGTAATGACTTCCATTTTGCGCGAAGTGTACGCTGATACTGTGGTTATCGGCTGGTCTAATGTTGAGGGTGCTGATGGTAAACCTATGGCGTTCACACGCGAGAACGTAATTAAACTGTTTACGGACTTACCCGAACTGTTTGCCGACGTTCAAGACCAAGCAACCAATCTCGCATTGTTCCGCGCTGAAATTAACGAGCAAGACGCAAAAAACTAAAAGACGTCCTGCTTTACCAGTTGGAGCAGGGCGCGACTGAACAAGCCATTCTACGTCAGTGCGCCCAGTTAAAGCTTCCGATACCAGACGCCATAGCAAATGCACCTATTCTTACAGAAGGATTAGAGTTGTATTTCATGGCGTTTTTAGATTTAACAACGTGCCGAAGTTATGGTATGTCGGAAGGTCCGATTCCTTGGACAGCAATAAAAGATTGGGCAACATATAACGGGTTATCCGTCACTCAAACGGAGGACTTGTTTTATATGGTTCGCGAGATGGATAATGCGTATTTAGATTACCGTGCTAAAAAGCAAAAACAGAAATGAACTTAGACCAATTTGCAAAACGAATGCGTGAGACGGCAGATCAAGTGGAAAAAGGTGCAAGCCGTATTATGAAAAAAGTGGCAGGAGATGTTCATGCCCATGTGGTTATCACGACACCCGTTTTGACAGGTAAAGCTCGTTCAAACTGGATTGTTACTATTGGTACGGGAACTGAAAGCATTATTGAAACTTATGGTCGAGAAGCCGCTATTCCAGGAGCGTTAAACGCGGCAACAGCGGTTATCTCGGCTCACAAAGGCACACAGCCTATTTATATCCAAAATAATGTGGATTATATCGTTAAACTTAATGAGGGTAGCAGCAGACAAGCCCCGTCCAATTATGTTTTACGAGCGACAGAAGTTGCATTAAATTCGATACAAACATCCTCAAAGATTCTCTTAAAGGCGTTCTAAATGGCAAACGAAAACATCAAGATTGTTATTAGCGAAAGTGGTTCTCGTGTTGTCATCCGTAACATCCGAGAGATTGCGGAGTCCGCCGAAAACGCTGCTAAAAGCAGCGACAAGATGAATAGCTCTTTGGGGAAAAGCAATAACCACAGCTTTGGAAAGTTGCGTACAGAGTTCGGTAAACTCGATACTTCGTTAACAAGAACTGTTTATAAAATACGCCAGATGATGACGTTGTTCGCCGCGTTTGCGGGTACAACAATCAGTACAGGTGCAATCGTGAAAGCGATGGACAGTTACATTAACTTGCAAAACCGATTGAAATTGGTTGCGGACAGCCAAGCGCAGGTTAACGAACTGACTAAAGAGATGTATGACATTGCAAAACGAAGTAGGGCTTCTGTTGAGGATACTTCGATTGCCTTTAGCCGTTTTGACTTGGCGTTAAAATCAGTTGGACGAAGTCAAAAAGACAGTTTGATGGTAACTGAAACTGTCAACAAAATGATTGCCATGTCGGGCAAAGGTACGCAAGAGGCGGCGGCGGCACTGCTTCAATTATCACAGGCGTTCTCAAAAGGTAAGCTGGACGGTGACGAATTCCGTACTGTCGCAGAAACTATGCCTTTGCTCATGGACGCTATTGCGAAGAAAATGGGCGTTACGCGCGGCGAATTGCTGGAGTTGCGTAAACAAGGCAAGCTGACGCTTGACGTTATGCTTGAGGCTATTCGCGACGCACAGCCAGAAGTCGATAAACAGTTTTCCGGTTATAAGATGCGTGTGTCCGACGCTTTAACAGAACTTAAAAACCAATGGATTAAGTTCTGGGGCGAGCTTGACGCTAAAATGGGCGTTAGTTCGGGCATCGCTAACTCTTTACTGTGGTTAAGCCAGAACTTGAAACTGGTTGCCGCCGTCGGTACGGTTGCGTTTATCGGTTTAGCGGCAGCAATTTCAGGTCCACTTATCAGGGCTTTTTCAACTTTAGCTGTCTACATAGCAGCTAATCCTTATCTTGCATTGGGTGCGGCTATTGCGGGGGCAGTAACATATCTTCTCCTAATGGAAGACGAGATGCGTCAATCCAATACTCTTCTCGGAGAGATTGGCGCAAACACAGCGGATTTAATTAAGAGTATCCCTTCTTTCGTTGAGGACGCCTTAGCCACAGTGATTTTCGGTTATCAGGAAATTGGTCGTGCGTTTGTAGACCTTTGGAATGAGATGGTGGACACAGCGGACGGTGGTACTAAGAAAGTTACTGATGCCGTTCAAGATTCCACTGAAAAACAACATCAGTCATATTCAGAAATGGTAGGTTTAACCAAGAAAGACTTCTGGGGTTTTCTTGAATGGCTGGCTATGGTTTTCGACATGATTGTTTCGATTGTGGCTGGTGCGTTCGATTATGCTTACGAGAATATTAAACGAGGTCTTACGAACACAATTGCGTGGATGGACACTAAACTGACCGAAGCTGGAAACCTGTTTAAACGGACGTTTAACTTTTTCAACGTTAATGGTACTTTTGGTGACAATATGCAGGAAACACCTGTCAAGTTACCACAATATCAAGATAGACAAACTTGGAAGAAATCCTTTGTAGCAAGTCAAAGTACGTTCTATACGGACTTAGTCAGAAGTGCTGCTGAAAAATTTGAGGCTGAGACGGGTAGAAGTACAAGCGCGGTTAAAAAGGAAACCACGGAACGCGAAAAGCTGTCTGGAAATCTTCGTACTGAAAATACGGAGTTAATGAAAAAGCTCAAGGGCAAAGAGACTAAAGCTGCTAAAGAGGCGGCAGAAAAAGAAGCCAAAAAGAACAGCAAACTTGGTTCTGCTAATGGAGAGGTTATTGATAAAGAGTTTTACCGCCGTCACCTGACTATCAAGAAAGGTGCTGAAGCGGGTGGTAGTGCTTATACTGGCACATATGCCGCCGCATACGCCTTTAAAAAGATATTCGGTAACGACGTAGTTCGTTATGGCGCGTTTAACGACAAATATCATAAAGGTAAAGTATCAACCCACAATCAAGGTATTGCATTTGACGTAACGCCCCGCGCAACAATGTCCCGCGCCGCAAAAGAACAGATGGCAAGAGAGTTTGGTTCGTGGATTGCTTCCAAAGGTTTCCAAGGACGTGCTGCTTTTGAACACGCAGGCAAAGTGAACGGTAACGGTACTACATCTACTGGTGACCATATCCACTTTAACTTCAAATCCGTTGCAGAAGCGCAGCGTTTTGAACAGTTCATGAAAGCCCAATTATCTGGCGGCGGTTCTGGTTCTCGTAAAGACTTTGTGTCCGTTGCGGAAGACCAAGCCCGTGCGTCTGTTGAGGCTTTGGATGCTTACAGCGAACTTGTTGAGAAAACTCAACAGGAAATTGCTTATCTAAAAATGTCCGAACCTTTGCGCCTTGCCGTTCAAAAATCTATTGAGTTAACATCCAAACTCAAGGAAAAAGATGTCGAGTTAGACGAGCAACAGCTTGAAACATTGAATCAGCTTGCCGCTACTTACGAACAGGTTATGCGGGCAAATGCTTTGCGAGACCTTGCAGATAACCGTAAACAAGAACTTGCTTCTATACAAGCTATAACCACAGAACAAAAGGCTATTGTTAAAACAAACGAACAAATCAACAAGTTCATTAAAGACCGTATGCCGTTAACGGAAGCGGAAGCTGAACAGTTAAAGTTGGAAAACATCGAACACGCTAAGGCTGTCGAACTGCTACAAGCCAAGAATGAATTGTGGTTAAACCAATCCAAAGAACTCGAAAACCTAATTGTTAAACAGCAGGCGTTGAACGAACTTATCGCTAACGGACAAATGGGTGGGCATTTTGCGGATGTTGCTTCTGTTCGCGGTCAAGGTGCTATCGGTCGTCAGAATCAAGCAATGGGTATGAACGCTTATGGCGGCGAGGTTGGCGCGAATCCGTGGGAGGACTTTCTAGGAAGTATGGAAGTTGGCGCAAGTTCTCTGTTAGATTCATACACGGGAACTCTCAACGAATTGTCCACAATGTTTGGTGACTTCTTTGGGCAGGTTAAAACAGGTTTTGCGGACAGTATTGGCTCGGCTATTGTGGATAGTGAGAACTTGGGCGAATCATTGCGTAAGATTGGACAAGGTGCTTTGAAATCACTTATCAGCGGTATTATCCAAATGGGTATTAACTGGGTTCTTACTCAAGCCCTTATGAAAAGCTCGAGTAAAACCGCTGCAAGTGAAAGCACGGCGCAGGGCGTAGCGCAGGCAACAGCCCTCACAAGCGCATATGCGCCCGCTGCTACATTGGCAAACATTGCCACATACGGCTCGGCAGGAGCGGCAGGCATGGCGTCAACAATAGCCGCCGTAGCCCTCGCTTCAGCAATCCCCGCTATGTTCTCAAAAGGCTTTAAAGTGGGCGGTTATACGGGCAATGGCGGTGTTAACGACATTGCAGGCGTTGTTCACGGTCAAGAGTTCGTTATGGATGCCCAAACAACCCGTCGCATCGGTGTGAACAACTTGGAAGCCTTGCGAAGCGGCAGTTTATCTCTTTCCAACGGTGCAAGCGTTAACGGTGGACAATCTGGTGGCATTACTGTTAAAATTGAGAATTATGCAAGTGGCGTTTCTCACGAGGTCGAGCAAATTTCTGCGGACGAAATTCGCATTATTGCCCGCAAGGAGGCGCAGCAAGTTCTCGCCCAAGATGCAGACAGTGTTGTTGCGGGTAACATCCGTAATAACTCATCTAGAACCTCACTTGCCATCAATAGTAACTTTGACGTTAGACAAAGGCGTTAAGCATGGACTTACAGGTTGAAAAACGGAATAAGCAGTACATACTGGATACTGCGACTAAAACTTACACGGTAAAAGCAACGGAGGACAATCCGTTGCTTTATAATAGCCTGAAAGCTCAGATTGTTTCTGACGAACAGTTACCGAACCAAACCTACACTGTGGTTATTAACGGCGAGAATGTCGTGTTGAAGCGTAACGAGGATTTAAGCTCAACGACAAATGTAACCACAGTGGATAACGGTTTGCGTGAAGTTAAGCAGGACTTGGAAATTAGTATTCCTGAAACGCCAGCAAATTCCCGTTTATTGGTTAGCTTCCTCGTTGACAACATTAATGGCACGGTTACTCAAAACGGGGACAACTTCACAGGTAGCGTCAAATTTGTCAAAACGGCTACAATGGTACTTCACAGCGTTCGTAAAGGACGTGTTACTGTTTCGTCGGACAAAGCTGCGGAATCCGATTTAACAGTCCTAATTGAACAAAACGGTTCTGTTTTAGCAAATGGCAAGATTCCAAACGGGCAGCAAACTGTTGAAATGGAATACACCGCGCCGTCATCGTCTGATGTAACGTTGCGGTTTCAGTGCGACTTATGGAAAGTTAAAACTGTTTCCATTGTGGTTAAACCGGAAGCAATAGACAAAGAATTTTACATTCACAAGTCCCTGTCCAACGTTGAAGCCATCGGTAAAAAGATTACCGCGTTCACAGCAGGTTCTTACAAGGCATCCTGCACAATCACTTTCACATCAAAGGACAAAATTCCAAACTTCTTCAAAGGTGAGTACGGGTCAACTGTTATCAGCAGTCCTTTTAAGTCTGTCACACCGGACCGCGCAACAGCAGAAATGGAATTTGTTGTTAAAGCTGGTGATGTTTTAACCGTAACTTTGGAAGGTGGACAAGAATACCGAATCAACTATTTTAATATTTCGTTGGTTGAGGCGCAGGCGGCTACACAAACAAGCCCACAGCCGCCCATAGCCGCGCCCACACAACAAAAACAAAGCTCGGTAATACGTTTACCCTTTGCGCCTGACACGCAAGGCTATACGGTTAAACCGAGCCAAAGTAGCTACCGCCGTTACGGGTTGCGAGGCGGCGCGGGCAGGTATGTTCGTGATTTAAAAGAAAGTTCTTACATTGTGCAGTGCCAGTGGACTGTCGGTCCGGAAAAGTACAAGGTTTTAAGCGAAGTTTACGAGCTTTTCTGCAAATCAATGTCCCCTTTGGAAATGTATCTTTATGTGAATGGATTAAAAGGTGCGGAACTTCAAAAATGTAAATGTTATTTTGTTCCAGATACGTTCCAACTTGCCAGTGTATCAGGTTGGACATACGTCATATCCGCACAGCTAGAGGTTTTCCAAGTTTACGACCGCGCAAATTACAAAGAGTTCCAAAAATACGGAATTGACTACGAAACCTTGCCTTATCTGGATGTTGGTATCTTCAAACATATTTACAAAGGCAGCACGGGCGCAAACGCGCTACACTTTGGCGAGATGCTGGACGGTGTCTACAACGGCTTTGACAACAGGTTTATCCCAATGTACGCAACGGGTATCCGTGTGGTTAAACAGATTGCAACCAATAGCTTCATGAATGCGACTTTGCAATTTGTAATGAGCGATGCAACTGACGCTCAAAAACGTAACTTGTTAAGATTTACTTTCGGTCAATATAACCACGAGGCATTTAAGGACTCCATTACGTTCGGTAATCTTGCACACATCGCAAACGACGTATCGTTGCTCAAAGAATTTGTAACAATTAAATCCGTTGACGAATATATTACAAAACACAAACTGGACGGCGTTGCCGCTGGTGCAGCTAAAAACGACGCGGAAAAGGATTTGTATTACCGCATGAAGCAAATGGTCATCCGTTCATACTACCTTGTTCGAGAGATGAAACTTAGCGGAGAGGATTTGCATAAAATTGTAAGGGAGTTCTACGAGTATGAATAACTACAAAGACTTTTTCCTTACAAGTAACGCAAACATTCTTATCTACGAGTGCATTGAAATATCCCATTCCGGGTTTAGCGAAGTTTACAGGTTCACGCGCAACAGCACGGAAGGCATTATCGTTTCACAAAACGGCGCACCTATTGAATACCGTTATTGTCCTTGCCAAGTTGACTTGGCGGGCAGTGCTAAAAACCTGTCCCAAGAGGTTAACTTAACTTTCGCAAGTAAAATTCTGGAAGGTTTGGCTAAGGATTTGAATACAATCCGAGAGAATAATGGGTTTGTTGAAAAGCCAATTATGACCCACAGATTGTATCGTAGCGACGCTTTGGATGCACCAACAAGCGTCCTGACTTTACAGGTTAGGTCTTTCTCACATGACCATCAAGGTTTAACCGTTACAGCCAAAGCGACCAATACAAACTCGAACCGTACGGGCTTAATCTTTTCATTTGAACGTTTCAACACTTTAAAGAGTTTCCTATGATTGATTGGGTTAAGGTGTTTAACCGCACATACAACAGACAGACGTATAATTGCGCCCACTTTGTTGTTGATATGTATCGAGAACTCACGGGAGGCTCGATAGAGGACAGCCTTAAATCCTTTATGTGTGGTTATGCAGGGAAAGCTGTTCCAAGTAAGCTCAAACAGTTTAAACGTTTGCAGAAGCCAGAAGAGGCTTGTATAATCCTAATGCCGTCCCCAAACAATTCCCCGCACGTTGGAATCTGCCATAAAGGAGGGTGTTTACATATAACTGAAATCGGCGTGAAGTACGAAGAGTTAAGCGTACTCAAGATTAATCACCCTGTTTTGAAATTTTACAAATATGAATAAAGTTCATTACATCCATAACGTCTTAGAACCCCAAGAAGTGGAAATCGTTGAGTGTGATAACGTTTTGGAAGAGTTAACCACAAGATATACCGTGTTTCCGAAAACCGCCCGCATTTATCACGAGCAAGTTTCCGAGCAAACGGATGTCACTCCCGTTGACGACAACGGTGTAGAACGCTTGCAAAAATTACAGGGTAATTTCTACGTTGTGCATTATCCTGAATACGAAGCCATCCCTTACATTATCGCCCTTGTTGTGGCTATCGTTGCCGCCGTTGCACTACGCAACAAGCCTAAAATCGCGCTTGAAGAGAAAACAGATAACGGTAACAACAACGTAACAAAACTGTCCAACCGAAGCAACAAAAACCGTTACGGCGAACGCATGGCTGATATCTACGGCACGGTTAAGTATTATCCGGATATGTTAGCCAACAGTCTTATTTTTGACGACATCAACACTAAATACGAAATCACTAAAATGTGCGTCGGTTCTGGCGATTACATTGTTTCAAACTTTAAAGAGGGTGATGAACTTATTGCAGGTAAGAACGGCGAATGTGTTTATGCCGAGCATATACGCGACGGAGTTGTAGCGGAGCGTGTCATTTACAACGAGGACAACCTTTACCGCATGATGGACATTAAAGGTTTGTTGGATATGTATTCGTCGTATTTGAAAGTTAACAACAAAGACTTAGTTCCATTGCACCGTAACTTTAATTTGCAATCAGGAACTTACACATACTTCCAAATTGTTGAAGGTCGTTTGACATTGCAAATTAAAACAATTGAAAAGAACGAAAATATCAAAGTGTCTCAATACTACAAAACAGGGGACATTCTCCACATTGAAACAACGACAAATGACGAGTCCTCTTACTATAAAATTCTGCAAAATACTGAATTTAAATATGACGAAGTTAAAAGGACTGTTGTAGGCATTGTCCGGATTCAAAGCGACCAAACTCTGGAAAAGTTTATGACATGGGTCAACGAGAGAGTTGACAACATCTTCATTCCTAAATACATCGCTTATGAAAATATTAAAAATAGAAGCTCGTCCTATTACTATGAATTTAGATTTAACGGTAAACCTAAGGTCTATAAATATTTTAATGGGGAAGTTGCAATCAAGATGCCTGTTGAGGGTAAGACTACCTTAAGGGGATGGCAACATTATAAAAACCATGAAGATAACAAACAGATTAACTTTAAAAGTATTGACGGTATCCAAGTCACGTTAAAACCGACAACCGACTTGATTGACGGTAACTTTGTAGTATCCAGCGTCGAAGAGGAACGTTTGTGGTTAGATTTACAACCGAATGCCAAAGTTGAATTGACAAGAGGGTATTTAAGCGAGGCAGAAGCTTCCACAAAAACGAGAATAACTCCTGTCAATACCGATAGCTATAAAAAGTCATATGTGTTTGAGTCTCGAGATGATGTCCGTCGTTTATTAGTGTCCCTTAACGCGCCGCAAGGTTTGTATAACATGGACAAGGATAGTGGTCGGCAAAACGCCCTCGCTCCAGAATACGGAATTAAAATTTTCGATATTACAGAAGGAGAATCCTTGTATCACGAAGATACTAAAATATTTAGGGGTGAGCAAAAGACTAAACGCGCTTTGTCACTTCAATTTGAGTTAGTTCGAACTCTACCAAACAACCGTAGATTCCGTGTGGACGTTTACTGTAAGACAGGTTTTATTGAGGGTGACAACGTTATTCAAGACGTTTATGTTGACTCAATTCAGTTGCTGCGCGATATCGATTATAAACATATGCCCGAATGTGTGGTTATAACCACAATTACTCGTACTGGTGCAGACGCCGCGCTGACTACACAAAGGTCATTCAATTTAATTGCAACCCGCAAACTTCCAATCTTGAGTGTGTTTGGAGATATGCCCCGTAACGCTTATCCGATTGCAATTTATGACATTATCACTAATCCTTTAATTGGTGGTATGCCTGCTGAAAATGTGGATTTGGCAAGCCTTATGAAATCGTATTTGGATAACGAAGCGTATTTCGGTCATAACGGATACTGCTGGTTCAATTATGCGTTTAAAGAAGACAACTTGTCTATGGAAGAAATGTTATTAACCATTAGCGCAGTTTGTCCAGTTAAGATTAAACGTATTGGTTCTAAGTTCTTCTTTGAGGCAGATTTGCCAATGACCGCGCCTAAGTTGCTTTTTAATCACAGGAATATTATCCCTAACTCGGTTAAGAAAACTTACAACTTCGGCGTAGAAAAGGATTACGACGGCGTTGAAATTAAGTTTATAGATAAAGACCAAGATTATATTGAGCGCACAATCCAACTGCCTAATTCTGGATTGGTAAAACCTCGCAAAGTTACATTAAACGGATGTACTCATGAAGGACACGCTCGTATGCTTGGCTGGCGAGAATGGAACGGTTTGAAATTCCGCAGTAAGACTATTCAGCTTGATGCTTTGCAAGAATCCAGTATTTTAACTACTGGGGACTTTGTGATTATTCCGGACGAACTGATTATTAACAACCATGTGATTAGTTCCGGAGAAATACTAGAGGTTAGCGGGTTAAAACTAACACTTAGCCAGCCTTGCAATTTACAAGCGGAAGTGGAAGATACGGTCATAATAATTCAACATTATGATGGGGTTATTGAGGCGATTCCGTGCGTTGTAAATGACAAAACTCAAAATATATGGTTAAATAAAGCACCTCGAACGCCGCTTAACGTTGACGGCATGGTCAAGCCTTTATATTGGGTAACATCAAGCGGTTACAAGGAATTTAGTTATTATCAAGTCGATGAGCGTGAGGCTATCGACGCATACTCTTCCAAAATTACCGCGCAAGAGTACAACCCTAAAATTTACGAAATGGATAAGCAATGAACCTGATTACTCAAATTGAGTCTTATAGCTTCTATAACCGAGAGGATAAAGCTCTCGTAATGAAGCATGAGAATGAGGCTGTGGTTATTAATTCCGTGTCAGATATTCCGAAAGACGTTCGTGAGAACCTGAACGCAATTCTGGAAGGTAACGGTGTAACCACAGGTAAGGATTACACGTCCAACAGCACTTTCGAGCTTCTGCTTGAAATTAAACGTGCGGCTGAAGAGGGTGACTTTATTCGCTTGAAAGAGAAAGAGTACATTCTCGAGTCTCAAATCAAGATTACAAAAGCCAACAACGGTAAGATTAAAGGTATCAAAGGCGTTGGTCAAGGTAAGTCAGTCCTAAGATTTAATTGGGCGCAAGAGTACGACTGGGACAGTAATACCAACAAAACGGACAGCCGTCTGTCTTGCGGTATTCTCGTACACAAGGTTGCCGATAAAGTCTTTGAGGACTTTACAATTAAATACGAGGGTGAATTCTATCGCCCCGACGATGTTTACTTCGGTCAAATTTCATGCTTGGTTCTCATGGATACTAAGCGTTGCCGAGTAGAACGTGTTGAAGCCAGCGGCGGTAATCGCGCAGGTATCTTTATCGGTGCAATTAGCCCTGAAACTTTGCAAGAGAACATTGACTTCTACAACGGTAGAGTTAAACTGGACGACCTCAAATATCGGGGCGAGGACAATGTGGTTATCGATTGCCATACCCACCACAACCGCAGCGCAGGGGTCCTCGTCCAAAACCAAAAAGGTAACATCGTCAGAGGTTGTTTGTGTGAATTTAACGGTCACGAAGCCAGCGGCGGCACTGGTTACGGCATTACCGCGTTTAGCGGTTCGGTTAACGCCTCCGTAACATGGACGGGTAATACAACCCGTTCCAACTACCGTAAAGGCTTGGACACGCATGACGCTTGCGACGCTGAGATTAGCGACAACACTTCCGACGGTGACCGCTTCTTTGGTATCGCTATTGAGGGTCGTGGTTATCCTCAACGAAACATCCGCGTACTCCGTAACAAACTGATTAACAACCCTAATTTCATTCTGGAACGCGACGTAACCCACAAACCGTGGACAACGTTTGCCAGCGCAGACAACCCATATCGTAACTTTGACTACTATCAGTGGACTGGTGTGCGTGTGGAAAACAAACCGCAACCGAACCAGACCTGGAAAAACCAACCAAATGTGGATGTCCTCATTGAGGGCAACACTGTTGAGGGTGTGGATTGGACTGGTCGTAAAGGTCACCGTGTCTTTGAGTGGCGCAATAACGAGGGTGCGAAACACGTTAAGACCAATGTTGTTATCAAAAACAACACCGTGACGGGTAAACGTATCCACCATATTTTCTTTGCTTCAGCAAACGACACCGCCCATATTGGTCTGGGTAAAATTGAGTTCGCCAATAACACCATTACCTACGAAGAGGGTATGGACACGCCTATTTTCTTGCAAGAGAAAAACGGCAGTGCTGTTATTCCGAACGATATGCCAATTCACATTCACCACAATGTCATTAAGGCTGGTAAAAATGTTTCTTGGTCTCAATTCCTTTACATACAATGCCCTCGACATCCGCTCATTATTGTTGAGGACAACGAGTTGCACTATAAGACAGATGGCGTTCGCCGTGTTGTTGCATTTGAACTCAATGAAGCGGGCAGTGTTCACATCAACTTGATGAATAACAAGTTTGTTTGTGACCGTCCAAAAGAAGAGTTTATGAAGCAATTCTTGTTGAACAGCAAAATGCCTTTGAACCGTGCATTTGTTTCCGGTAACACTTACAACGGTGAAGCAATTACTGTTGAGGGTACGGCGACCGAGAAGTTCACATTTGAATCCACTGTGGTTAAAGTTGTCACATTTGAAGATGGTTACGTTAAACCTAAATTAAAAGGTGATATACCCACACCAATAGACGAACTTGATTGGGAGAATGCCACTAACGAGGAAATTCCAATCAAAGGTAAGACCACTAAAGTTACAAAAGCAGGTTCTTACCCGCCGCGTGGATACGAGGGTTTGGTTGACAAGACTAACAAATACATCCGCGCAAGGCTCCGTGACGAGGAAGCTTCCGCTGGTGTTTATGGTTTGATGCCTGTTACAAAATCTGCAAAAGCCAGCCTCATGATGGAAATTACCATTAAGAGTCTTGGCGGTCGTCCGACAGGAACTTCGTTTGTGGGCTTTGCCGTTAAACAAGGCGAAACTATTTCTGAGAGCGGCGGTGGATTCGGTATCAAACGCGGCGGACGCGATGACCTGTTTGTAATTAACCGTCAAAACGGTATCTATGTGAACGGCGTTCCTTACACAGGACAAGAGCTGAAAATGGATACTAAGTATGTGGTTACAATGACCCATCTGTCTAATATTGAACTGGTCACTTTGGGTTCTATTTGGAATGGTAACGGTCAAGTTAGCGCAGACATCTTCAATGCCATTTACTATGACAAGGAACTGACTGAAGCTGAAGTTGGTAACGCTTACTTGGCGTTAAAAGGCGAGGCAACCGCACCCGCAACAGGTGGAGAGCAACCAGCCGCGCCAACGCCAGCCCCAGCGCAACCCCAACCGCAGCCGCCAGCGGCAACCGAGCAACCAGCCAACCCAGCACCAACGCAACCGCCCGCCAATAACGAGCCTGCCGCGCCCGCTAACCCTGCACCCGCAACACCTACACCGCAACCCGCGCCCGCAACGCCTAAAAAACTTGTTACGTTTAATCTTCGTGACAATGTGGCTATCGGTGCTAAATCCGTTACAAACGCGGATGGCGTTAAGGTAACTGTTGAACCATCTATGAACACTAATACCGTTGGTTTACAATTTAACGGCATGGTTCAAGAGGACGGTGACCACAGGGTTTTGGTTAACAACCTGAAAGACCGCGAAACTAAGTATCTTGGCACTTACATCGACTTTGAAGGACTTCCGTTTGTTGCAGGTGACGAAGTTACTTTGGTTGCCCCTGTTAAATTTACAGGTATGGGTATCCGGAAGGCGAGTAGCGCAGTTGCAGCCTTTGTGAACAGTGAAGGTCCGGACTTGTTGTACGATGAACGTCAATCCACTTACACGATTAAAGGTAACGCAGGTAAAATTAACGGAACTGTCACTTTCCCTGCTTTAGCTGTCGAGCGTGATAAATGGTACTTGATGGAATTCAAAGTAACATGGTTGGAAAACATGAAACTTCGTATAGGCGGTCCACATAACGGTAACGGATGTGTGGAAATGAAAGTTGGCGAGGGCTTCTTCATTACTGCTGGAGAAGTTACTGGAAAAACAGAACTTGCCGCAAAATACGGAATTACTCTGTCGTAATAAAAGGGCGCGTTATGCGCCCTTTTATTATAGAAAACGTTTCATATAAGATTCAACGAATTCCACGTCCCACTCGTTTTGGGTAGAACTTTGGTTCAAAATGCGTATAACATTTAATACGCTTTGAGAACAGAATATAACCACACCTTGTAACAACCGTTCGCCCTTGCGAGGATATACAATTACCGAATGAGGGTAAGCGGACGGCTCAATAAACATTTGTGGTAAGGATAGGTGCTGGATATCCGTCATTGTGCAAACCGGAAAGGAACGCCCATATTGGCGGCAAGCTCGATTGCTTCGCGAATTGAGAAAATTTCTTGTTTGGCTAAGGTTTGCTGGTCGTTTTCCAGATAAACTTCAACGTTGTCACCGTAATTATAAACCGAAACATAAACCTGTTTAGGGTCTGTCAATTCATATTGCTCAATAGAATACATCATTTTATCTTCCTAAATTAAAAGTTATCCAGAACAGAAGGAATAATATTAACATTCCTTCTGGAGAAGTAAAATCACACATTTTAAATCCTAATCATATAAACCGCCGCACACGCAAACAGGAAAAGCATAATTAGCAAGTCCATAGATTCTGCACCGCTCATTATTTACACTCCTTGTCGAAAGTACCTAAATAATCCGGGTGTAAACCGTCAGCTACATCTTTACAGTAGCGGGTCTGGCTATCCAGTTCGTCCTCATACGAACAAGAGGAAATGGTTACAAACAAACCCAACACAAAAACAGCAATAACATATTTAAAGACCTGCATTTTTAGCTCCGTGCCGCGCGTATGCTTGGCATTTGTGGTTAAAGTAATGGTAAGTATAGGGCGGCTTGCTAAATGCGCTGTAACACGCCCTATTGCTTATTTAATAAATGTAGTATAAAGTTGTTCTAACAGGACTACAATTGCAATAACCTAACTTTACAAATCTGTATCTCTACGCTTAAATTGTAGCTCAACCTGTCGTTTAATCCGTTTTTGCGTAACCTCTTTTTTTTCAGGTTTTTGAAACCCGCAAAGCGAATTAGAACGCTCTTCTTGCAATGCAAGTATGAACTCACGTTTACGAGTTCTCATTCTTACGCTCATTTGCAATCCTTTCTTCATATGCTTGCCACGCCTCACGGCGAGATTTAGCTTCGCAGTCTATTAAGTGCGTAACCCACTCAAACCGATTTGCGCCAACCTTTTTAAAACCGATACTATCTACAACACGAATTAATACGAAATCCGCAGCGCGAACAATACCGATTAGCGTTTTACGGTCTGTATAGGTTACGAGTTTACCGTTAACATATAACTCGGCAGAACCTGTTTTTAAAGCGTCCAAATACTCGTTGACGATAAATGCAGACCCGCTTGTTAAACGATTTGCTTTTTGAGACATGATACACTTGTTACTTTTTGGTTAATAACAGGCGTATTATATTTTAGTTCTAGTAGATTAACAACAATTATTTAACTTCTAAAACGTCTTATGTCCGTAACTTGCCAACCTTGCTTAAACTCTTCAAGAGTCTGGTTCAACGGCATCCAGTATTTCTCTTGGCAATTAGGACATCTTGCGTGTAAACGTCCGTGATACACCATACCGTCAATAACCACATACGGTGCAGAGGAATCCAGCCTTTCAGTAGATATTAACAAGTAAGGTCCTTGCCCGTCTTTTAAAACGTGAATAACGGTATAAAGTTTGCCGTCATTTTTCGCTTCAATTTTCATGAACTGCTCCAATTTCTTTTAGGATTTTGTGCGCCTCTTCAATATACCAAGTGTGGTTAATATCGTCCGGAAATTCACTTGGTAATGTTAGGCACGGTTTAGCCCCGTCTGTTCGAGGTACTTTCTTTCCAGACTTAGCATACACAATTTCTCCGTCCATATTTTTGGCATAATACCAACGGATAGATTTACCAAGATAGTCCGTTTTGTCCGGATACACTTTAACCGCCCCGCCTGTAACGCTACGAACGGTCAGGAATTTAGTTATATCTTTGCAATTTAAAATGTAATCATCCACAAGGCTACCTGTGGTTAAATAAGAACACACGGCATCAATGCAGACAATGTTTGTTGGATTTTTACGCAGACGGTCTGCTAAGTTTTTAGTGTCGGACCACGGATTAGCGAACGCGCCTTTGGTTTTAACAGACCCGTCAGGTTTAACTGCGATGTAGTTATTTACATCTCTTGAGTATATAGCTGAATAAACAGTCTCTTCAGTTTGCAACGCGCAATCCAGTTCCCACTGTTTAACAATAGCGTCCATTGTGTCTTGCATTGTACGTTTACAATGGACAACAATACCGTCTGTATTTGCGCTAACCACACGGATACCAGCTAACTCAAGACGCTCGATTAACATCAGCAAGGATAGCTGTCCTGTCAATGTAGTTTGGATAATAAGTTTAGGAGAATAAACAATAGAATACTTAGAACCAAATTTACCGTAAGAACCATTAATAACGATTTTAAGGCTGTCTGCTACAACCTTATCACCGCGAGCTTTTGCGTCAACGCGACGGTTTACAATGGCACGGTAAATTTGCAGGAATATTGGACCAAGATGTTCAGGGTATAGCCCTTGATTGAGAATGATGTACGGGTAAAAGGATGTTACGTCCTTATCCCTAAGAATGTATTCTGCGTCCTCTTTTACGCTTTGGCATTTTTCGGTCGAGTGTAACCCACCAATACCCATACGATAAACGGACGTGTTAATTTCCAGCATGAGGTTTTTAATGGATGGCGGCAAGTCGATTGCACCGCTTTCACCAACTTCAAAAACACTATTTTGGATAATTTCCAAAGCCCTTTGCATTAACGGCGTTTGGAACTTAATAAAGTGAGGTGTGTCATATTTGTATTGTGTGCCAACGGGAATCTCAACACGCTTCGCCCGCTTACCTGTTGCGCGGTAATATTCAGCAGCAATAACCGCTTCAGCAATTTGCGCGTCAGATTTTGAACGCAAGTCCACACCCTCTTCGTTTGACATTGCGTAACGCAGATTTAAATGTTCTTGAAGTGTTTGATGGAGAAAACCTGTGGCTACTAAGTCGGCTTCCACGTTATACCATTTAACAATGTCCATTTGTTCACGGGACAAGTTTTGGTTAACTTCAAACGGCAAGTCCTCAAGACGTGGCGTATGCAAACGCCCGCCGTAAATTTTAAGGGAAGAGAAAGAGGGTGCAACTTCGATAAGGTCGATATTATCCCAAGCTGGCATTTTAACGCCAAAATGTTTTAAGACGTCCGACGGGCGCATTTGCTGGGCGACAATCATATCGCTGGCTTGTTTGAGCAAGCCGTTATTTGCTCCGTTTACGGCAAGGGCGGTTATAGGCAAGTCATAATTCAGGCTATTGAAGCCAACTGTGGTAAAATTATCCAGAATCCATTTTAACTTACCAACTTCAAAGGAACTGTTATTTGCCATCTCAAAATAGACGAGTTTACCAGAAACCACACTACGGAAAGAGGCGAGGAAGTAGTTAGGGTATGTTTCAATGTCGAACAATAAGCGTTCTTTGTTACCACAAGCAGCAAGCAGTTCCATATCGTTCATCAACGGAACTTGCATATTTTGAGCTTCTTCCAAATTTGGCAAATAGTCCGGCGATAACCACACGGGTTCTGGTGGTTCAACTTTCGCTTTTACTTTTTGCTTTTTCTTTTCAGAACGTATAACATGAGGAATATCCTCCCAAAATAAACCAACTGCATCTTTTCTCATTCTTTCATTCCAATAATTAAACCACGCAAATTGTCGCCAAAGAACGCGCATGGCTTAGGGTACGTTGTAAGGTCTATCTGCTTTACAACACCTTTTAACAAACCGAACATTTCATGGCGGTAAATACCTTTTAAGGTTTGGTCGCTTATGGCGTATGTTGCACCTGTGGTTAAATCTGTTTCAGTAGACATAATCCCGTTTGCAAAATGGATTTTACCAAACTTTCCAATAAACGGTTTAATTGTTTCCAAACCCTCAAATACATCCTCGTTTAAAGAGTGAGGATTGCTTTTTTGAGCGTCGAGTAAGGCAACGTAATCTGGGCAACTGTCCTCAAGAAGCTGTGTTCTCAACCAACGTTCGCCGCTGTAAACAAAAGTAATACTGTTGTCATGAAGCATCATTCCCATTGGTGCTTCCTTAATGCGTAACATTTCCTTTACGGCAGCACTTGGAATGTTCACACGTTTTGGAAACGGAGTGCCGAGCCAGTATTGAACAAGGCAAACGTTGTTTGTGGCAAAAGCTGAAGAACTATCCAGCAATACGCCCATACCCCAAGCACGGGAAGCGTCAATACCTATAAATGGTAAGAGGACTTGGAAAGCCTTAATTATGTCTTCGCCGTTAATTGGAACTTCTACACCTTCAGGACGAATTTCCAACCAATCTCCGTCTAAACAGTTAACAAACGCTTTAAACTTGCCAGACTGTATCCTCAATCTGTTATTGTCCGTCATTGTAATACTGACAGTCTCTTGGCACTTGGATATTGCTTTTACCATGTCGTCTGCTTTTGGTTTACAGTCAATATCAAACGGTATGGGACAGGATAAAGCAAGCTGTCCGTTAAAAGCGGTAATACGACCACTTTTGATTTCAAAGTGTGTCATCTCAGGAACAAAGTCCTTTTTAGCGACAGCACCCTGAACAAATTTTAAAGCATTAAGCATCAGAACAACTCCTGATTGTGGGCTTGGAAATGGTTGTAATCGTTTGCAGCGTTCATCATTGCGTTAATTACACCATATGCCCAAAGATTGTACGCCATGCGACTTTGGTAAACTGTCGACAGCCTTTCGTAAGTGAAGCCAGCCTTTTCTAAAGCCTGTAAAACTTTGTCTTGTTCAGCAGGCGTTAATGTAGATAAGTGCATACCCGCGTCGTGGCGTTGAGGGGATTTGTCGGATATAGCAATCGGTCCAAATTCAGGCGTTACAATAGAACCAAAAGAACCTGCTTGAATCCAAGAGGACGAGTCACAACTCCACCACGGATAACGTTCCATAATTGGAATCGAGGTAATACCGAAGCCGTGTACTTTTAAACGAGGTCGTCCTGAACCGTCAACAAGGTATTTATCCCAAACTCTGTCTAACCACAATATAAGCTGTTTAGTAGAACTTCCTACCATGCCGCCCAAGCTGATGTAGTCGTAGTTTTGGATGTACCATTCCAGATAACGTTCATCCTCACCTGCGTGGAAGCATGGCATAGGTTTCACACCTAACGCTTCCATCGTTAATTGATTGCGATATGTTTCCAATGGGTCGCCAATACCGTCAAGCACGGCAACCATTAACACACCATCTTCAACACGGAAAATGTCCATGTTACGTTTGATATAGTCCACATATGTGGGTAAATGGATTTTTACTCCAAGCGTGTACGCTGAGAATGCACCGCTGTCTAGAAATATCTTTGCGCCGTCCTCACGCATACCTTTTACATACTTATCTTTCCAAACGTAGTGGTAGGACTCAAGAATATTTGGTAAATTGGATACGATATTACGTTCATGTTCGTTTAACACATCCCAACGGATAGGGCTGTGCATACCCGGAACATATTCGTTCGTATATACGGCAGCCGTGTAAAGCTTCATTCTAAAACCTCTAATTAGTAAAACGGCATAAGGTTATTATGCCGTTTATCTGTTTAATCCGCAAGTATCAGTTTGCCAAGTTTAAAAACTCGGCGCGTGTTTGGGGTTCATCGCGAATTACACCACGCAATGCGGAAGTAATTGTTTCAGCACCTTGTGTCTCAATACCGCGACTTTCCATACACATATGACGGCATTTAATGAGTACACCAACGCCCAACGGCTGCAAATGCTCCTCAATAGCGTTAGCAATTTGCTGTGTCAAACGCTCTTGCACCTGCAAACGGCGGGCGAAGATGTTCGCCACCCGTTTGAGCTTCGACAAACCGACAACTTTACCTTTTGGGATATAGGCAATGGTTGCCGTACCGAAGAACGGCGCAAGGTGATGTTCACAATGGCTGTAAATCGGCATATCCTTAACGATAACCATTTGGTCGTATTTTTCCGCCCCGTCCTCAAAAACTTTAAGAACGTCCGCAGGATTTTGTTCATAACCTTGCGTCCAAAATTCCCATGCTTTTAAGGCACGAGCAGGCGTTTCAAGCAGACCACCACGTTCAGGGTTCTCGCCAATAACTTTTAAAAGGTCTATAAAAACCTTTTCCTCTTTAGGACGCAAATCGCCTTTTAATGATGTCTTGCATTTTTCACACATAGTTGTTCCTTAATCCATAAACGGCATTAAGCCGCGAGATTGTTGAGATTTATCTGTGGTTACTGTTGCAGAACATTTGCGTGTCTCTTCAATAGTAACTTGAGTTACCGTCACGCCTGTTCCTTTTAATTGGGCAGGTGCAACAACTTTTAACAGGTGTTCTGCAAGATTTTCCGCAGTAGGATTAAAATCCAACCAAACAAGGGATTCGTTGAAATGGTCTCGGTCTTGTTTTAACGAGTAATCCCCGTTGTTAATAAGACCGTGCATGGCGCAAACCATAGAATCCTTTTCCCACACGAGGAACTTGTGGTCCCAGTTCTTTTCTAACCACATACAAAGGCGGTCTTTTACAACCGAGAAATCTACAACACGACCCAAATCGTCCAGCTTGTCTGCTTCGCAAGTGAAGTGGATACGGTAGTTATGCCCGTGTAAATGGCGGCACTTACCCTCATGTCCCACGACACGGTGTCCGGCACAAATGTCGTGGTAACGTGTGATGGACGTTTTACTCATTATTCGCTTCTTTCTGCCGTTGCAACGTGGCGACGAGTTACGAGGGATACTTCACATTTGATTGCGTTAGGATATTTTTCCAGAACATCCTTAGCAATGTCTTCCATAAACATACGCTTCATTGAGTAGTTCTTGCGTAACTCTTTACGAACTTTGAACAGTTCTTCAAAGCTGTTAAACGTTACAGCAATGTAGATGATGTCCGGCAATTTTGCAAGAGGACAGCGGGTAATAATCGGAAACCAAGTTGTGACACGGGTTGTTACTTTAGCAGTAGACATAATATTACGCTCCATAAAACGGCTAAGAATAAGCCTAGATAAAAAGATGAGTTGAAGAATTCCCATTCGGGCATAAAACTAAACCTTTTTGGGAATGGGTATAGTAGCATACTTCCCCACTCTTTACCATGAGTAAATAAATCGAGATACAGGTGGCTAAGGTATGCTAAAAATAAGGCAGCGTTGCCGTAAAGCAAGTAGCCAGCTATACCCACAATAGCGGCAGCCGCTAGGCTGTGCGTTGCGTTGTAGGCGGGCGGCGGGCTTTGGTAACGCTTTACCCTCATAATTGGCAAATCGGCGGCTATGCCTGCTATTGCGCCAGCAATTGGGTGTCCAAAAAAGCTTCCAGTGTACGCACCTACAACGGCGTGAGTGAAGATATCCATTTAAATACCGATAATTGCTTGAGTTTCATCAAACAGTTCTTCGCGGTAATTTCTTGTTGTCGGCATCGGCATTAAACCCTCGACAACAGCGCGAACAACCAACGGGTCTGGCAAGCCTGCTTCTAAAAAGCCTTGCGCCCGCAGGATATTACTGTGGTTATTATCAGTCGGCGGGTATTTGCCATCGTAGGACGTGTGAGAATACGCTAACGCTTTCCAGCAATCTGGCATCTCATACGCCATTTCGACAGTTTCACATTTAGTGTTAAACAACAACGGCGCAACGACTTGGAAATTTTGGACTCCCAACGATTTCATGGCAGCATAATTAAAGGCTTCCAAAAACTGTGCTGTGCAATCAGGATAGTTTGCGTTATCTGTTGCACAAATACCTGTAACCAAAGTATCACAGCCGAGATAGATGGCACGGTTCATTGCGATTGTGAAGAACAGCATATTACGCATCGGGACGAAAGTGGATTCAACTTTTTGTCCAACAGTTTTTTCCATTTGTTCAAACGATTCGTATTTTTCCAATTTTGTATCGGAAGTTAACGGGCTTGTGGATTTCAGGCAGTTCGGAATTTCAACAAATTCGTGGGTTGCAACACCTGCAATCTCGGCGACTTTTTCAGCTGCTTCAAGCTCGATAGCGTGGCGTTGTCCATAATTAAAAGTTATGGCGTGTACTTCGTCAAAGTGCTTTTTCGCCCAGAACAGACAGGTGGTAGAATCTTGTCCACCGGACAGAATCACTAATGCTTTACTCATTGTGGTTACTCCATGTTGATAAGTTTGTGGATTTGTAGCTGAAGTCTGTAACCAAACTTCATACTGGATTTAATTGCAGCTTGCAAGTTGGCTTCGTTTAACTTGTCGTCTTGTTCATCCATTGGTTGGACATAAACCAAACGTTTGAAATCTTTAATAGGACGTTGGACAGGCTTGCCCGTATTATTTTCCAATACGGTTGTCGGTAAACCGTCCTCTTCGGAAACCTGCCCAGCTTTGAGGACATATTTTAAAGCACAACAGTTTTTCATTACAGATTCATGAATACGAGGTGTTTTAGGACTGCACACAACATGGATATTCCCGTTTAACTCGGGATAAAGTTTGCCATAGAACATCATTACGCCGTGTGCGTCTTGTGCCGGAAGTTCGATTGTACCGTTTGTTTCAATTTGAACGGTCATTTGGAATTGTAAACGACCTATCAGGTAGGCTAAGGCGCGTTTTTGACGCAAAGGTTCTCCGCCAGTAATAACCACAAGGCGGCGTGTTCCTTCAATGTGGTTATCCTCAAACTTCTCACGGATTTCCCAAATAAGGTCTAAAACACCAACACGGCGTCGAGTGCTGGTGTAGTCCGTATCACAGCCCGGACATTGTAAGTTACATCCAGCTAAACGGACAAATACGGCAGGACAGCCTGTAAACGGACCTTCACCTTGTATGGTATAGAAAACGGAATGAACATCAAGAGTTTCTTTTTCTTGTGTTCTTTTTTCGATAGGTTGGATATTTATCATTTCTGTACCTCTTAGTCACGATTAAGGCGCGTGGGTTTCATAGGGTTGCACACGCCTTAAACTAATTTACCGGATTAATGAGCCTGTTTAGGTTCTTTTTCCAGTTTTACGCCAGCTTTTGCTTCTGCTTTGGCAGCGGCTTTTGCTTCTGCTTCCGCTTGCTTTTTAGCAGCCTTTTCAGCTTCTTTTGCTTCTTTGGCGGCGTTGCGCTCGGCTTCTTTTTTGGCTTTTGCTTCAGCTTTGGCTTTTTCAGCAGCGGCTTTCTTTTCGGCAGCATCAGGGTTTTCGATACGACCTGTTACGTTATAGAATTTACGCCAGCGGGCATATTCAACACGAACATTAGTCGGGTTCAAACCGCGTTCAACGGCAATCGGCAAACATTCGCCAATAGCAGCAGGAGAACCTTTGGCAGCAGATACTTCATCAAAGATAGCCCACGCTTGACCGCACAAAGTTTCAGGTTTCGGACGGCGAATACCGTTGCTGATTGGCATACGATTTGCTTCTTTGGCAGCTTTGGCGGCTTCCTTAGCTTTAGCAGCTTCTTCCGCTTTAGCAGCTTTAGCGGCTTCGCGTTCGGCTTTGGCTTGCTCTTTGGCGGCAGCTTTTTCGGCAGCTTTTTGAACTTTTTCAGCTTCCTTAGCAGCTTTTTCGGCTTCTTTCTTAGCTTTAGCTTCTGCTTTGGCTTGTTCTTTGTTGGCGGCTTCTGCTTGGTCTTGCAGTGCTTTTTCCATTTCGTTTGAAACGCTCATAATAATTCCTTTTGTTGGTTAATGAATGGTGTTTTTGTTTAGGAGTTGCCAGTATAACCCTAATCTCAAGTGATGTGCAGATTTTATTTGCAAATTATTGTAAACGTTGCTTTTGCCATTTACCCAGTTCGTTTGAAGCACTATTACGCTTAATCCCATCATCTTCCAGCACGTTCATAATCTCTTTGCGTAGTTTGAGAACTGTGGGCAAATCTATCGGTTTACCAGCAGCCTCCCACATCTCATCAGCTTTTTCCCAAATAGCGTCGCGCACTCCTGAACTTCTAGTTTTGAGTGTCATTTGGCGGTATTGCTCGCTTTGCTCTATTTGCGTTATAGCGGGCGTTTGTTGCGGGTTAGGGGTAACGGTAGGGGCGGCTGTCGTTTGCGCCTGTGGCGTTAACGGCGGGGGCGCGGCGGGCTGTTTGCGTTTGAGTATTGCTCCCTTAACATACTTGTAAGCATGGTTGTCAGTTGGACGAATCACGCTTGCTTGTAATTTAACCTCTTCTTCGTCTACATCAACAACAGTCATAGCGTCAATATAACCACAAAGGACGTCCTCATGGTCTTCATGTAACCTGTCCGGCGCATACTTACGAACCATCATTTTTCTTTCCAGTTCTGTTAAACCTCGTACCGCTGCAACGGTGTCCGTAATTTTAACAAAGGACTTTGGAACTTCAATATGTGCAAGGTTAAACAATACCGCAGTTTTAGGATGTTTATGCAAAATATCGAGAGTTTGCATATCAATAGAAACAAACATAGTTCACTCCTAAAATGGAATATTAAATTTGAAGTCCTAACGGACAGTATTCAAACTTTTCAATAAATTCTTCAATCGGGCAGACAAACGTGTGACCGCGCGGATTGAGTTCTTTATAGATAGCCATTGTGGTCAGCATATCTCCCTGGAATGCTTCCCCAAGATATAAATACATACCGCCTTTATAGTGCTTGTATGTAGAAAGAACTTTCAGTTCTGGTTCTTTTGTAATTTCTTCGATAGGATTACGATTGTCCGTAATTAAAGGTTGGATAAATGTTGATTTACTCATTTTAATTCCTTTCAGAATGGGATACCATCCACAATCAGAGGTTCGTTAGGTGATGTTGTTTTAACGTCATAGTTCTCAGTAACAGGACGATAACCGTCGTCCTCATCCACACCGAAAGCAGTTCCGTCAAAACAGGTTGCTAAAATTTCAGGATACTTTTTGTTAGTCCAAACTCGCAAATGAGTTGGAACTTTCAAAACATTAGTCATTTCCAAAGCCTGTTCTGTTTTCTCTGGAACAGGAATATCTGTTCTCGCTCTCCACCAATCCCGCGCTTTTTTACCTGCATAGTTAATATGCTCGATGCACACATATTCCGAGAAGCATTTATAACCACAATAATAAGACACTTTCATCATTGGCGGTCGCCCGTCTTTCTTGTGGGTAGAGTATGCAATATGGTCTATTTTAAACACTTCCACAATAGGCATATCTCCTTTAATAAGCTCTTTGGTGGACGCGCCTTGTTTCAGTTTGGTTTCAAATTTAAACTCATGGTCGCATTGCATACCGTCCTTATCCACACCTGTGCAAAAGCGAACAGAAGCGTGTTGCCATGTCCTGCATTTAGGGCATTCTTTTACAGGCGGCGGTCCAGATTTAGAACCCTTTTTACGAGGAACGACAGGGTCGTTAATTGCACCCAAGCGTCTGGTATTATCCGCAAAGTCCAAAACTAAGCAGTTTTCTTTTCCAGGACAGGGTCTAGTACCTCGCCCTAACATTTGCACCCATAATACAGGGGAAGCCGTTGGACGTAAACACAAGATTAAGTCTATAGGAGGATGGTCGAAACCTGTGGTTAATACGCCGTTGTTCGTAATGGCTCGGTATTTACCGCTTTTGAAGCCCGCGATAGCTTCGTCGCGCTCGCTGTTGCTCATTTTGCTATGCACTGCAACGGCAGGCACACCAATGTCGTTCAAAATGTCAGCGGCGTTTTTAGCGTGTTCAATCCCAGCACAAAATACAAGCCAGCTTCGTCTGTCCTCGCCCTCTTCGAGTGTCTCTTTAATTGCCTGGACGGTAATTTCGTGTTTATCTACCGCATACTGCAATTCTTTTTCGATAAACTCTCCACCTCTCATGTGGACACCATCAATGTCGAGTTTGTAATTAGTGGAACGAGGAATTAACGGCGCAAGATAACCCTCTGCAATAAAACGATTGAAACATTCCACTGTGGTTAAATCGATACAAATGTCTGTAAACAATGGCGGGCTTTCAGAACCGTCTTTTAAAACTTTTCCGTCTGTTAATTTACCATGTCCTAAACGATACGGAGTCGCTGTTAATCCAATAACCTTAATGTACGGGTTAATCCGTTTAAGTTCGCCAATGAACTTTTGATACATTGTTTCGTCATTAGGGCTTACCAAGTGCGCTTCGTCAATAATGATTAAGTCAATGTGTCCAAACAAATGCGCTTTTTTGGCAACAGAAGCAATACCAGCGAACGTGATAGGCGCGTGTACGTCCTTGCGATTTAAACCTGCGGAATAAATCCCAGCAGGTGCAAAAGACCACATCGCCATCAGTTTTGAATAGTTTTGCTCGATAAGTTCCTTAACGTGCGTCAACATCATAATACGCTGTCCGGGGAACTTGTCATAAACGCTTTTTAAAAATCCAGCTATCACAACCGACTTTCCGGTCCCGGTGGGCAGTGCCACTAAAGGGTTTCCAGTTTTACCAGACATAAAATAAGTCCAAATAGCGTCTACGGATTCTTGTTGGTAGTCTCGAAGTTGCATCACATATTCCTTTGAGTGTAACGTTCACATCCTGTTAATTGTAACTCTTTGGAAAGTTCTTTTTCTCCAAAGTCAATATTACAAACCCATTTACCATCTGCAACAGGTTTGGAATATGTGCAAGTTCGACAGTTTTTATCAGGTTTTGCGTTAAGGTGACAGACTGGTCTGTGGTTACAAAAACGACATTTGTAAAATCCAGGAGACTCGCTTAATTTCTTTGGTGGTTCTGATAACCACACAATCTTGTGAGCGCGGTCGATATATTGGTCAGCGACCTCTGGATTTAAGGTTACAATTTCAGCATGGATTTCGTCTGTATTCTTATTTACCGCCATATAAAGGGCAACAGCAAGACCCATCTTACACATATAGACGTTCATTTGGACATAGTGTTCCCATTTTGCTTCACGAACGCCTTTGGCTTGTAGCTCCTTAAAGGATTTTTCTGAGTGCGTTTTAAATTCTAACAGACAATAGGTATTAGGGTCAATGTCCGGAACGCCCAATGCAACACCGTCACCAGAACCACCAAAATGACCCTCTACGTCGGAAATACGAAATTGATTACCGTTCGCGTCTTGTTGCCAAACTTGACAACCAATCATCAGAAGTAACGCAATAAAACGTCCCTCTTCCAAATGCCCGCGATTAAACAGGCGTATCATACGTCCGTCAAATGCGGATTTTGTTGCCCAGAAAAAATCATACCATATTGAGCGAGCGCAGTCTTTACCGATTAAGGACGCACCCATGTGACCGCGATGTCCATCGTTTCCTGCGCGATACGCATCGCCGATATGTGGTAATACCTGTCCTAACCACACTCGATATGCGCTTCCTTGATCCGATGCAACCATAGAATCAATCTTGTGCATTGTCTTTCTTGCTAATTGCATTTTAATTCCTCTAAATAAAACAGGCTCGCCGAAGCAAGCCTGTTTGTTAAGCCGGATTATTGTTGAGCTTGTTCTTGAGTTTGCGGTTGCGCCCACGGAACGGTCTTACTTTGAGCATCCGCAATAGCGGAAGCTTGTTCAGGTGTCACTTCAACAGTTTGCATTTGTTGCGCGGTTGCTTGTGGCGCGGTTGGTGCGGGCTGTGTTGGTGTACCGTTTGCCCATTGCGGGGCAGGGGCGGCGGGCTGTGCTTCAGGCGTGTGTACGGGCTGCGGTTGCCATGTACCGCCAGCGGGTGCAGTTTGAGGCTGTGCAGTTTGAGGCTGTTGCCATTGCTGCGGAGCATTTGCGGGCGGTTGCCATGTGCCAGCGGGCTGGGTTTGCGGTTGGGAGGCGGGCGCAACTGGCGCGGTATAAGCAGGGGTAGCGGGTGCAGTGTATGCATGGGCAGACAAAGGCGCGGCAACACCTTGTCCATTACCTGCGCCAATAGCTTTATAACCGGAAATTTCATTTGACGGTTCGTATTGACCTGTCTGGTCGGTTGTAACCTTGACGCGGATTTGCATTGGCAAAGCATGGAGTTGGGAACTGTCTTGCAACGTCAGAACATTAACAGCGTGGCAGATGCTGGACAATTGTTTCTGAGCAATGTCTTGTGTGACAGGGTTTTGGTTACGCAGGTTCAGACGGGTAAACACTTTACGACCAGCATATTGACCGTCAATAACGTTGAATCGCAATGCCAAGTAAGCACCGGAACCGTTACGAGTAGGTTTCATTTCGGATTCGTCAATAATTGCGTTATACCAGCCAGCCGGAATCGGGTCAAAAGAGGTGTCGGGTTGAATTGCGTTAGCGTCAAAATTTAATGTTGCCATGATGGACTTCCTTATTGTTGAGTCGGTTGACTCATAATTTTCTGAAAAATTGCACCCAAAATAGGGGCTTCCATTGGATCCAGTGCGCCGCTTCGGTCTTTAGCCTCATATTGTAAATCAGGCTGTGTTTGCAAAAACCGGAAGGAATTACCTTGTTGGTCTTTGTTTACCCCTAAGCGGAACACTTCGTCAAAGAAAAAAGGTAATTGATTACCTAACTTACTTCCGGGCATCGACGGTAAAAATCGAGTAACCCCAGATAGTTCGTCCTTTTGCGGTTCCATTTTAGCCGCAAAATAGACATTTTTATTTGGCAAGTCTCGGAACAAGCGAATCAGTGTTTGCATTTTTTCCAGCAATTCACCATAGGCTTGTCGAGGGTCTTTTACTTGCCGTTTTGCATTGTTGAGAACCACTTCAGCAATTTCTGAAACACTGTCCAAAGCGATGGTTGCAAACCCTTGTGCTTCTGCAGAACGTGCAGCCCATTCATAGGCTTCCCGCAGGTCATCAACTGTGCTAATTTGGATAACAGGTATGTGGTAAGAAATCCACGGATTGCCTGGACCAAACAGACGTTCCAAGTTTGCTTTACGGAGGGACAGCAAACCGGATTCTGCGGACAGTAGAATTGGCGTTGGACAGGTTGCGGTCAATACGGTTTTACCCATACCAGCCGGACCATAAACCAAACATTTAACGCCGTTTTGTGCGGAACTTTCTTCCGCTGTGGTAAATTTGAGTGCCATTATTTTCTCACAAATTGTTCGAGTTGTTTTGGAACTTCGTTAATGAACTTCTCAAGCATTTCAGTTTCGTCAGAACCAATTTCATTTTCACAACGAACTTTAAAATGCTCAATCGCTTCTAAAGTTTTACGTTTACCGCCTTTTGCAGCATAAACGGAACACAATAAATTAATAGTGAACGGAACTAATGAATCCTCCAGTTCATTAAGCGCGTATTCTCGTAACTCATTCTGGATACGCTCCGAACGTGTTAGCAAACGTTCCTCTTCAACATCTTCGTTCTCAATCTTTTTAAAGATTGCAAGGGCAAGTTTGTTGTTTGTGGATTCCGCCTCACGGCGCATTTCCTCAAGCGTTGAGTTACTGAAAATCATTATTGTACTCCGCCAGCGGCATTTAAAGCAATAACAAGCATATCAAAGTCCTCTTCCGGACCGAGCAAGTCCGCTGTTTGCTTAACTTGTTCGTAATCCATGTCAAAGTCTTCTGCCAAACATTCCAAATACTCTTCACGGTTTGCGTAACCCGCTTCGATGTATTTGTCGTTGGTTGAGTCAATATCCAAGTCCTCACGAATGCCAGCAGCACAAGACATAACCTGTGCTAAAAACCAGTCGAAAGACTCCGGACCGTAACCCGCATCTGCGGCGAGCTTGTTAATATAGTCTGCCGCTTCTCGCGCCTCAATATTACTGTGTTTATTACAGATGACGTGCATAATTGCTCCTTTATTTAATAAGGTAATTGTAGTTTTGTTCCGTTTGGATTACAATTACCTTTACACTTCGTTACATATCTAATTTATCACGAAAACCAAGAAAGACTGGGAAACGTGGGGCTTCTTTGACACCAATAAGAAAGGATTTGTATTTAACAATCTTTCCCACAAGTGTTCCGTCTTTGTGCATATCCCAAAGCTCTTGGCGTGTTGTAGAATCAAAACCAGTTCCGATTTTGAATGTAATACCTGTTGTGATATCTTTAACCACAAGTGCGCCAAGTGTATCACCGCCAACCTTACCGTCTTTATGGTCTGAGCGGACTGTATTGCCGAGCGCGTCCAGTGTCGCTTCATTGTGGTTATGCAATAACTCTTCTGCTTCCACAATTTCTGCTTCCGAGTCTGCAAACCGTTTTAACTTCAGTAAGTATCCTTGCTTGGCGGTAGAACGACCGTATTTGTATGGGGCGTCGGGTTTGCGAATCATCAAACCCTCGTAACCCATTTTGAGATAATGCTCTTCCAATGCCAGTAACTCTTCCATGTTGTCAACTTTTTTATGTTTAAGAACAACGACAAAGTCCGAACATTGTTTAAATGCGGTAGTATTTTTCCACCGTGTTATGTCCCCAATACGGGTTTCAAAAGGACGGTTAGGATGTGTCCAGTAGTCGAAAACGTAGTATTTAAACTTAGGTTCTCCGTCCTGGGACATAACCCCACTTGTAGTGTTCTGCATACAGTTTTTATCCGACGGAGAACCTACAATTAATTCCCCATCCAAACCATCCAATACTGGGTATTTTGACAGTTGAGCTTGGATGTATTGGTTAGGAATTGGTTTTAGGCTTCGACTTAAAATCTTTCCATCTTTTATAACCGCTCGGATACCGTCGAGTTTTGGACTTGCTATTACCGGAAACTCCAGTTTTTCCAGTTCTACTTCTACTGCCAGCATTGGCTTTAAATCCGCCATTTTTATGACCTTTCTTTTGTCTTGCTTGTTTTAACGCCGCTTTTGCAGCATTATCGCAATGTGCATTCGATTTACTTCTAGCGTCATCCACATTAGAATGACCTTTAACGTGTTTAAATGTAATTTCAAGATTGAATTGGTTTTTTATTAACCACAGATATTCTAGGGCTTGGTTTTCTTTCTCCTGTTTAGGAATTCGTCCTCCAGTGAACGCGCTTATAGCAGGAATACTGTCTAATTGTACCAGTACGGAATCGCCGTTGCGAATTAGGAAGTATTTTAAACCGTTATATATTGCATCTGCAACGGCAAGCATTTCTGCTTCACACGCGCTAACAACATCAAACGTATAAAATCCACTTCCTGCTTTTTTACCCCGCTCGCTGGCTATCCAAAAACCATAGCCTGCCGAGCGGGTACGGCTGCAATAACTGGCATCAGTCATCACAGTTATAAACATTAGGAACCCTCGCCAAAAGCACGGTCAAGTTCTTCGTTCATTGCGACGTAGTATTGCGGATATTCCGTTGTGGTTACTTTACGCAAAACTTCAGCAACGGCTTCTTCGCCAAATCGAGGTGTGAGGCGGTTTACACGGTCTACAAACTCGTCCTGACGTTTAAACACGTCTTTCCAGTAGTCGCGTTCGCTTTCGGTCAACTCATAACCTTGAGCGTCCTCATTCCATTTATGTTTCAACGAACGGTCCATAGCTGTCGCCATAGTTTCGGCAATATCGTCCTCAACAAAGTCCTTAGCGGTCAATTCGTCCACAATACCATTTACGATTACTTTCATTTGGTTTCCTTCCTATTGTTTAGTAAAGTTTTCAGCTTCCTTTTGAATGTCTTGCAAATACATATCACTCAAAAGTTTTGCTTCTGGGGTTAAATGCCAGGACAGCATCATATTCAACATGGCTCGCAATCGAGTTACGAAAATCTTGTTCTCTTCGAGAGTACCTTTCTCGTGCAGATGCTGGACAAAGTCCTCAAGTACGGTTAACTCGTTGGCAATGAGATAGTCTGGTGTGCGCGCCAAAGCACCAAGCATAACGGCAACACCTTGAGGATGGCTCATGATGAATGTTTCTAATTGTTTACCGTTAAGATGTAAATCTAAAGCGGCGGCAACCTTTTCGTCCATCATTTCTGTTTTAACAAAGAAATCTAAGTCTTTTAACTCTTCGGTGTTCATTAATCTAACCTTTCAACTTAATTTCTACAGGTTTTAAAACTTTAACAACACCTTGATTAATAACAGAACGCGAACTTACAAACCCACTAGAAGTTTCCTGTCCGTACACCCCTAAATTTGCGTAAATGTCATTTTTGGCAAGTTCGTCCAAAACACTGTTCAAATTGTCAACAGCACTTTTCAATTTAACTACTAAATCTTGTTCGTTCATTATTTTCCTCAACAATCTAAAAATTATTCAGTATTACTTGCACGACGGTTCACCGATATGTGAAGCAATCATTTCCGCCATTGCAAAACCCATCTTTTCAACAGCTTCATTATAACCTTTTAAATAAACTTCGTCATAAATCTCACGCTGATATCGTTTCAATTCACGTTGATGTTCAGCTTTCTGAACAATTAAAACTTGTAGGAAGCAACCTGCATACGTCATTCTACAAAGAGTATAGTTTCTGTTGTTAAATCTATCAGGATACTCATTATAAAGGATTCCTTTATTTATAAGGTCGTTATAGATTCTCGAATCCCTGTGAAATTTGTCTGAGTTTACATCAAGACCTTCATCGGGATAACACCGTATTAATTCCAGTTCATAAGGATTGAAATATTCATTGATATCAATCATTATTCCACCTCTTTTGGTGCAACGATTTCCAATCCAGGCATACCATCTTTAATGACGAGAATTTGGTCAAAAAGTTTGGTTTGCTCTTCAGACAGTTTGCGGTACATGGAAAGTTTCAATGAAGGTTTCCATTCCACAATATCGTCCAAGCGAATACCTGCTGCTTGTAATTCCGGTGTCAGGCTAACCATTGCACCTTTGTCAATAGTGCGGGAAATAACCCGTTTACCGTTGAGCGTATAGCCGCCCTGCAATTCGAGTTTGTTTGTTCCCTCATGCGCTTCTGCAAAATAGGCAGCAAAAATCTTTTTACGCAATTCTGCTTCACGCTCTTTAATGGTTTCTATTTGTTGTTTGAGAGTGTACCACTCATTGAATTCCTCTTGGGTGACGGTTACAAGAGGTTTACTGTTTAAACTCATAGCTTTAGCTCCTTTTGGTTTGTTGTTTAAGTGTGGTTATAATAACCCATAAACCAAACAGATACAACGTTCCGTATAGGTTTATGGGTGTAAAGTTGCGTTAAATAAAACGGTCTAAATCCGGCTTGGTGTAATGCTCACCTTTTTTGATTTTACCGTTTTCATCAAACACTGGCATACCACCTTCGAACTTAGACCAGTTACTACGGTTCACTTCAGAAAGAACACCGATTGGGTCGCCTGTCAGTTCATAAAGGACACCGATAGCTGTAACCACAGTATCAGCCAGCGCGTCAATTACTTCCTTTTTAACAAACGGGTCTTTTAAGGTGCGTTCCAAATCACTTTTAGCAAGGACGTCTTTACGCTTCCAAGTATCCGCTTTAGCGTCCAACATCGCACCAATTCCGGATTCGTAATCTTCGTCTGATTCAACGGCTTGTACAAACTCAGACATCTCTTCATAATGGCAACCGATTTGGACGAGTAAGTCATCCTTAGTTGGGAACTCTTTAGCGCGTCGGAACCACTCAACAATATTTAAAGTAACATCAGCGTGGAAGAAATTATCTCGTATCAACGAGACACCGACATTCAACGGGAAATGTTCCCCAATACCCGGAACAAAAACATAGGAATGTTCAAAAGCTTCCAGACCGTCAAAAGATTTGGTAAATTTAAAAGAATTTGCAGAAAGTTTACTTACGGGAAGACCTTTTTGGTTCGGATATTGAAGCAACATACCGGAAGCGCGGCAAAGGCTCTCGTAAGTGGTCAACATTTTACCGGAAACAACATTTTCACCTTTTTGGATATAGTCCTCAACGTACTCACGAGGGACTTCTGGAAAGTGGTATTTTGATTCGTAAGGAACAGATTGCTCAATCTGTCGTTTAATCTCACGAACAATTTCGCGCTCCTTAGGATTGGTGTTAACAGTGTCGTTGAGACCTTCAAAAACAATGTTCCAATCTGGACAAGTGAAAACGAGAGACAAATCCTCATGGTTTTCCAAAACAGGGTCTGTTGGTTGAACAACGTCAAATCGCTGGCAGCGTGTGCAGTTTTGTCTTCCAGTTAAACGATATTCGTCAAAAGACGGAATCTTTCTCAGGAAATCCAAAGACTCGCGTTTACCTGAAACTTCCACTGTGGTTACACGATGTTTTTCATATTTAGTGTCCAATAAGACTTTTACTTGCATGGTATTACCTTTCGTCGATTAAAGTTCCACAAGACCGGTTAGAAACTCATGTCCTGTGTTAAAAAATTGTTGCTTATAAAAACAACAGTGTCCTAGATATTCATCATTTTCATTTGCAATATCCATGTCTACTTCCGCAAAAATGTCTTCCGGTGCAGCACGATTGTCATAACCGCCGTGTTTGCAATAGTATCCGGACAAATACAAGGCACTTTTGACTCGATTTTTCTGGACACGCCATGAAAATACCCCAAACCAAATTTTAACCAGTTCGTCTGGAAAGAATGGTAAATGAAAGCGACGTTCCACAGGTTTGTGATAGTACAACATTGCACTCATGGTATTGAGGATACCGTTTACAACCTCTTCCTCGTCTTCTGTTTTATCCTTAAAGAATAAGCCCAAAACGTCTTGAACTTTCATTGTTGTATTAAACGAAGGATGACCTTCTACATCACGACCCGTTGTAACAACATGACCGTGATAATTGAGGAAATTGCGTATAAACCCAATTTTTTCGACAGGCATAGATACGTTAAAGGTTACAACACGATCGCCTTCCCATATTGTATCCAATTCAATTTTAATGGCTTGTTTCATTATAATTACCTTTATAATACCAGTTACAGTGCATCGCGTACCGTTGATATTCGTCATTAATTATACACTCAATTTGACGTCCATCATTGAGTTTTATTATTTCGTATTTAAAGTTACCCTGTCGAGGATTCTTAACGACGCCAGCTTTATTTGAATCCACAGGTTCGTCAATAGGTTCGCAAGCAGCCAAAAGCACCGCAAAAGCAAGAACGAGATATTTCATTTTAAACTCCATAATTTGTCAATTTAGACATGAAAACGTGCGGACTAACATAGCCGTCCACTTCGTTGTAGACAATACCGCAATGGTTAAAAGCAACGACCATTGCAGGGTTACGCAGATTTTTAAGTTTACCCAAAACAACCTCTTCAGGTTCATAAGAAGTACCAAACCAGCATTGGTAAACGGATAAACCTACAACGTTTCGGAGTTCCTCTTCAAAGTTCTCACTTTTGAACACCTCTTTAATTTTAGAGTCCGAAACAAACGGAGCATGGATAGCACGTTCAACAGTAACACTTTTGTGTAGCACCCTTCGTACTTCGTCCAAAAACAAACTCAACAAGTTGGAAGTCGAATGAAACGTTGACGCAAGAGTTTCCAAGTGCCAATGGCTGTCTGTAACCACAATGGCGTCTCTGTTCAGCATATCAGTACAGTTACACAATTCTAGCCTCAATAATGATGATATTGAGAGTAATTCAACAGGACGGGCTTCTACTTGAAGCGTAACTTTACGATGTTTACCGTAATAGCTGTCCTTTAATACTTTTACTTCCATTTTAAAACTCCGAGAAGCTAATAACTTCATAAAAATTAGGACTACTTAGATAGACACGAAGTATTGTGTATCTCAAACCATTACGGGCTTGTTGAAACTTACCCCGCACTCTATCGTAAGCCTTGTTTTTGTCTATTCGGCTATGGAACGTTAAAACCATTACTTGAGCCTCGTCGTTGTGGTCTAAGTAATAAATAGTTCCAACGCCACTACCATTGCTAGGCATTATTTCTTGTCCCAGCGTTTGTAAATTTCACCACCGCATACCATATGCGTCAAGTAAACGAGGAAAAACGAAATGGCAAAGCCAGCAATATCAACAGGACTTACTGCGTCCAACATACGGTTAAACAGAAATACGCTTGTTGCATACACTGAGAACAGGGTTAAACCTTGAATAATACCTTTAAGCATTGTTTGCTCCTTGTGTTTATGTGTGGTTATAGTAACCTAGTTCTAAACAGACTACTATAACCTTTACAAATCAATACATTATACGTCCAGTTCCTTATTCAAAACGTCAATCATACGGCGAATAAAAGGTTCAAAAGTGGCAACGTGGGCGGTATCGCAAGACAAAACGGCATTTTCGAGATACTCTTTGGCACGGCGCATCCCCAACTTGCTTTTACAGTCAAGAAGCAATGTTGCATAGTGTTCTAGAATATCACACAGTTCGCCGTCAATAAGGCTGATAATAGCCTCATCACGTTCGCGGTTAAAATCTTCAATAGTCTTTTCCATATTACAACTCACTAATAATATCAATGTTCAGTATCCGGTAGCATTTACCGTAAAAACTGTAATTTTTAACAATGTCCACAGGCTTGCATTCCATAATAAAGCCGTTAGCAATTAAACTTGACAATGTCATGTCCAATGCAGCATTACTACCTCTAGGATACTTGGCGTAAGAAGTAATGCGGGACAATCTACGAGACAAATAGCTGCGCGGTATCACGCCGTCAACTTGCATTTGCGGTTTAATACCGTAACTGGCTGGAAGCAACTCGCGTAGATACTCAACCATAATAGACAACATCTTACGCTCACGGCTATCGTCAGACAAACCAATATCACCATCCAGAAGTTTTTGGCTCATGGTTCCGATGTCTCGTCTAACCACAGTAATAGCCCATTCCAGATGTTCCTTAGTGATAATCGGCGTAATCCAGTTATCTGCAACGGCAAGCAATGCAGAAAGTCGAGCAGCTTTTAACGCAGCACGGTTCCACATTTGTCGATAGCTTTCCTCGTCCGTCTTGTTAATCTCGTTATCACACTCTAACTCGAACTTACTCAACACCTCCGCAGCTTCTGCAGTTTTATCCACAGGTTGTGAAGTTCGCATATTCAGCAAGTTTTGAGCTTGGAAAGCCAACTTAACCAGACCGTCTGTTAAAGCCTCGTCAGGTGACGTCAAAGTCTTGTTATTCATCGGTGGACGTTGACCGTCATACTCAATAATAAGGAAACGGCTAAGGAAACCATCTTCCATCATGCTAGGCGTTAACGACTGGTAGAAAGTATCAGGTGTCGTTTCGCCTATCATGCTGTAAGCAACACCGCTAACGGACGAGATGTTGTTATCCTTATTTGAGTAACCGATACCACCAACAACACTTTGCGGACCAGATTTTTGATACAGGTTCGTCATTTGTGTTCGGAGTGTGGTTAACGGACCGTCCTTAAGGTCATCCGCCAAACGTTTAAGTTTACGTCCCCACTCACCGCTGACGTTCACAAAACTAGGGTTCGCGGCAACGGCTTTCATTAACGCTGGTCCACTTGCATAGTCGGTAAAGTCAACAAAACTATGGAAAGTCGGCATCTTTTGGCTGGCTGCCGCAATTAAGGAAGAGATTCCCGAGTGCATGGCTTCCTTACCAATAGCACTTCGCGCAATAAGCACGATGTACATATTGAGACCGGATTGTGGAATGTGCCATGCTTTGCCACAGATACCAGCCAGCAAACCCAAAGCCGACACAATGGCAACTTCTTTAACCGGACGCGGTGCAGTTTGGTAGATGTACTGTGCGATTCGCCCAGCAAACCCTGGACACCAACTTAATCCTATTTTACCGCTGTTTACAACCTCCGCGCTTACAGGGGCAGCAAGGCTCGCTACAACAGGGGCAGGGGTAGGGGCTACAACGGGTAAGGTTTGGCTCGCAACGTGCAAAGCAGGCTCAACACGGCTGGGCGCGCCCACACCCTGTATATTGCTTATGGCTTTAGCCGCTTTTTGCCGTATGGCAGCGGTAGCGTCAATACTGGCAGCCAAGCAACTTAAATTCACAGCCTGTTCCGCAGATTCGCGGCTACGAATCATTTTCAAAGTTCGGTTCAAGTACACATCGTTTTTAACAGCTTTTTCACGCTGTCCCAATGCACTCATACGGAACAACCGACGGCACTGTTCGTTACTCGGACTGTAAAAAGTAAACATCGACATCAATGCAACGTCTGCTTCCGACTGACTTGGATAGCCTAACTCATGCCAACGTCCTTCGTACAACGCCAAGAACTTATCTTTATTGTCCGCTTCCGCTGCCATCTGCAGGATATACCAGTCGTCATCGACAGCTTCCACTTCCTCAAGTTCGATTGTCGAACCACGAATAACGTCCATCTGAGTCGCCATATTGCAAGCCATTTCATTCCGGTCTGCAATAGGCAAGTTCTCGACAACCCTACCTGTGGTTACAATAAATCGTTGACGAGAATATATCTCAACGTTACCACGTTTACGACCAGCACCAACGTCTGCTCGAACCCAGATATGTAAGCCTTTGCCAGATACACTGGATTCAGTATAGCTCGCATAAGTTTTCATCATTCGGTAATACAAATCGTAGTCTTCTTGTGTTGTCCACAACTCTGGAAGGTCTGGACAATTTTCCGCGTCCTTAACATCCAAGTCAATACAAGTATAAGGGTCATTTTCCGACAGGATAAACCCTACATTAAGACCACGACTATAAGCAGCTTGGCAAGCGTCTTCAAAACGCATCCAAGTGTTAGGCTCATTTACGGAAGCATACATCACCTTCCCGTTAACCACAGTGCAAGGTGCTTTATCCCCTCCGCAAATCGCCCATTGAGGGCGTTCCCTCAATTCCGCAGGAATTAAATTCCAACTCATATTATTCGCCTAAGTCAATCATCTTTTGTTCACGATATCTATCACGCAAATATTCAATTTCAGCGTCAATATTTGCAAGGAAAGCTTTGCGTTCGGCAAGTTTAGCCTTATATTCTTTAAAGTACAAGTCGTGAAGCATAACCACACCATCTCGTTTCCGTTTCTGGTCTGCGTTATATTTAATATAACGAATTAATTTTTCTTCTTGTTCAAAGTCCACAATACCCGCACCAGTTTCGACAAACCCTTTAAATGTCGTGCCTTGTGCTAAGGCTCTCGGGCGGCTCAACAAGTATTGCAACGACAGCGCGAAGCTCGCGTTTTTAAGATGCGATGGTGAACACTTCGCCCGCAATTCCATATACGCAGCAAAGTCTGCTTCTGTAATCCACAACGGCGGCTCAACCAAAGTAAGTTCTTTCCCCAGAATACGGTAATAATCCATCAAGTATGACTGAACCATTTCAAATTCCAGTTCCGACGCACTTAACTTATCCATATAAGCCAAGTTTCGCATCAGCATCAACGGCGATTCTGCTTGCTTCATAGACACCCGTCCACGCTGCACCCGCAACCCTTCCAATTTACTTTGGAGGTAGGTAACAGCCATTTTGTCAACATCCACCATGCCAGCGTCTTTTTTAATACCAGCGATAGTTTCCACAACTTCTGCTACCGCCGCCGGAAACTCTCGAATCAGCGTCTGCATCAACACATCTTCCTCCGTTTTAACCACAGTGCTGTCTTCAACCTCATTATCTGTGGTTACCATTTTAACTACATCTTCCATTTAAATATCTCCTTTACTAATAGCCGTTAATACTTCTGTGTGTCTAGCAGCATTTGCAGCGGTTAAGTGGACAAACCCACCTCTAACCTTGTCTAATTCACTACTGTTTCCAGTCCATTTGTCAACATACGTTTTAAACGTCGAACCGTCAAAACCAATGTAGTGGTACGTCTGTCCGATACAGAGTTCGTAGTTTATACCACGATAGAACTCATGCTTACCAACTTTAATCAGTTCACACCGTTTACGGTAAATGACATCTGAGTTCCAATCTGGGTTATCTTGCAACGGCTCAAAAGTAGCACCACCGTCAACACTGAATTCCCATCGTTTCCAAGGGTCTACCATTTTCTTCGCGTCGTAAGCGTATGCAAGCATATTGTCTGCGTTCTTGTGAAATAATGTTTGAAAGAACATTTAAACCTCTTTTTAATAAGTGTAACCACAATGGTTAATTACAGATTAAACAGCAACGGCTCAAATTCGCCCGCTAAGGCAGTTTTAAGGCTCGCCCTATACTTACCCGTGCCTATAAATGCGCTGTACGGCTCAAATTGGGGCAGTAAACGTGCATCTTTGTAACCACAGTGTAAGAGCAAGGCAGTTTGTTGGCTGGCATTTGCTGTAACGAGGTTTGCAGTATAGGAGGATTTAAAAAGTAATGCTAGTTGGTGATGTTAGCTTTACATAAAATTTACATTTATTAGGTAGTAATTGTAACCACAGTGGAGATTTGTGAGATGTAGGATTGATAGGAGTTTAGGATTAACGGTGATAGCGACTGTGGTAGTGGTAGTGGTAGTGGTAGTGGTAGTGGTAGTGGTAGAGTTT